AGGCTGCACCATCTTACAATACCGCTTTATTTCAATGATTAAACTAATCCACTTCCTTAACCACCAAGCCACAAAACTCTCCAGCTTCATTGACCGCAACGAGGTCGGCTGCTGGTTCGGGGCTTACTTGTTGGCGCTGTTATCGGTGCTTTTTAACCTTACGGAAAGATGAACACATACCACAAATTTTGCCCCAATGTATTTATCGCTAAATGCGGCGAACCTTACGAGAAAGGTGAACAGATCATTATTGAAACAAAGCACGGAGCGGAACACCGCTGTATTGTATTCAACGAAATCGGCAAGCGCGAAGGCGTATGGTATTACTCCGTAGTCCGCGCTGACGGCTTCAACGTGCAGGAGTGGGCAAAGCGCCGGGCCGACAGATTGATCGGAGCCGCAAGCAATGCCACCAAAAAGAGCGACCAGTATTGGGAGGCTGCGAATGAGGGCAAAGACTTCTTGGCACTTGCCGAGCCAATCAAAATTGGACACCACAGCGAAAAGCGGCACCGGGCATTGATTGAGCGCAACCATAACCGGATTAGCAAGGCAGTTGGCCTGATGGATGACGCAAAGGAATACGCAGAACGCGCTGAATACTGGAAGGCAAAGGCCGACACCATCAATTTGTCAATGCCTGAAAGCCTGGAATACTTTGAATTTGAGCTTGAGAAAGCAGAGAAAAAACACGCAGACCTGAAAAGCGGTGCGGTAAAACCTTCGCATTCATACTCAATGGCATACGCAAAAAAAGAGGTGAACGAGGTGCGCAAGAAGCTGGAGATAGCAAAAGTGCTTTGGGCGTAATTGTTCTAAAAAAATTTGTCTGCAAATTAGTTGCTAATAATTATTTGCATTAACTTTGCATCAGTTCCGACAGATGGGACGGCCTGGGGTGGAATCCGGGCGAAGATACTGCCAGTCACGATGGCGAAAGAAATTACATTTCAGCTGCCCTTCGCAGTTTTTCCGAGTACAGGTCGTGACCCTGTTTCGTGGCCTCCAAGCCCCTCGGAAAAATTGTTGAAGGGCTTTTTATTTGGTGAATGTATGATAAACTTAGACGACCGCATACTTGGAGAGGTTGACGAAAGCCAGTTGTTTCTACTGTGCGCAATAGCAAAGCACATGGGTAACAATGCGAAGGCATGGCCTTCCAATGAAAAGTTATGCAAGACAACCAGGTGGAGCGAAAGCAAGCTATTGAGGGTCAAAAAGTCTGCTATTGAGGCCGGGCTTTTGGGTGCTGAATCTAGGTACATAAACAATGCGCAGACCTCCAACCTATACCAGATAAAGACACGCCGGATCGGGGTAATGGTTAACCTCGCAGACGTGGCACCCCCCTCCACCAATGAAGCCCCCCCCCCTTCACGGATGAACACCCCCCCCCTTCAGGAATGGAGGGCAGAAGTATTAACCAATGAAGTATTAACCAATTTAACAACAACAAAAGAAAAAATTGATGTTGCTGTTTTCGATCCTAAAGTGAATGTATTGGTAGTTGATTCGGTAGAGTTCAAAGCAGAAGAAGTTAATAGTGGGGTGTATGCGCCGCCCACCGCCCCCCGCCGCTTTGAGGCGTTCGATATTGACAAAGAGGAAAGAATGTTTTTAGGAGCTGAAGATGCAATGGAACGCTACGCCCGCGAAACGGGAACACCAAGAGACAAAATGTATTTCGGATTCCAGGACGCGGTTAAGGCATTCACAGCCGACCAAAAAACAACAGGCTACAATTACAACAACGCCATCGACTACCGGAAACACTTTTTTAACCTAGTACGCCGCAAGGCAGAAATAGCAAGGAACGGCCAACGCGCACAGCCCGGCGCTTCAGCCACACAATCAAATTCCCCCGTCCCCACAAACATTCGCCGCCTATGAACGAGATACGCTACCAGGTGAATGTGCTGAAAGCCCGCTTTGCCATCCACCGAAACGACACGGGAAACTTCACGATCAATTTTCAATCTGAGGCAGACGAATTCATCAGGACCATGACACCCGTAAAACCGGACACGCTGGAAGGTCTTACGGGAATCATTATGAAGATCGTACTACCGAACCACCGCGCAGAACTTAGAAAGCAAATCGCATACCTGATTGGCCTCCAGAAAAAGCAGCAAGACGTTTGGGCCAGATACATAGCGGACTGCCAGACCCGCACAAATAACACGAATCAATGGCTCCGGGAATATACAAAGGGGACTGCATCGAATTGATCCCAACGCTCAAAGATAATTCGGTTGACTGTTGCATAACCGACCCGCCTTACGGAATTGCTTATCAGTCCGCCAGGCGGACTGATAAGCAAAAGTGGAAGGCTAAAATCTTAAACGACGAGGCTCCTTTTACCGAATGGATAAAGCCGCTTTTTGATAAAATGAAAGACGGGGGCAGGGTGATATGCTTTTACAGGTGGGATGTGCAGGATGCTTTTTTGGACGCTTTTTTGGATGCAGGCTTTACGGTTAAAAGCCAAATTGTATGGGATAAGGTGATGCACGGAATGGGCGACCTAAAAGGCGAATTTGCTCCACAGCATGAACTTATGCTTTACGCAACGAAAGGAAGGTTTGAGTTTAGTTCAAAGCGGCCAAAGACGGTTTATAGATGTAACAGGGTAAGGGCAGAAGATTTGAAGCACCCAAACGAAAAGCCGGTTAACCTTATCGCGGCTCTTGTAAGGGACTTAACAAGTAAAGGGGATTTAGTTGTTGATCCTTTCGGTGGCAGCTTTTCAACGCACAAGGCGTGTTATTTAGAGGGCCGGGATTGTATTTCTTTTGAACTTCACGAGGGATATATAGAGCTTAAATCATACGCTAATAGTTTTAACCAACAGTCACTATTTTAATCAATGGGTATCACAAAACGCACGATAGAAGAAGAAGTTAACGACCGATACGAATCGGCCTTTGAGATACTTGCGTGTCGCTGCCTGGGTGAGCCGTACAACTTCCACCGCATAGCTCCAATGCTTTTGCCCGGTACGCTTAACAGCACACTTCAGGCGGCTAAGATCGTGGCAGCGTGTGGGGCGTTCTTTGCGAAAAATGACAGCTACTCACCGCAAGCAATAGCCCTATCCATCGGCATGGAGCCTTCGTATGCGCTGGAAATGTCAATGCGCGACGCTGAAATGAGCCTACCCGAAGCAATGGAAAGTTTCATGCTTTACTACGGGCAATGGGTAGAGCTGCGAATCGCTGACTACTCAAAGTCCTGGATCATGAAAGGCATGAGCAGCGAAGAAATGCAGGTTGAGCAATTAAAGGCCCGCAAAGACTTCGGGCTGCAAACGCGGCTATCAACAAACGACGGCAAAGAAGAGTTCGAAAAAAGCCTACTTGCAGCCATTGACGGAATCGAATTCTCTTACCCTGTTTCTCCTTACCTTAAGGCACAGCGCAAACTGATACCGTTCTACGAGCCAGGGGATTACATCGTGGTTCAGGCGCTTTCAGGGGTTGGCAAGTCATACGAAGCAATAAACCAGGTATTGCACAACTCTTTGAACGGCGTACCAAGCTGCCTAATCAATTTAGAGAACACCCCAAAGAACAACCAGAAAAGAGTTTGGCAGATGCACAGTAAATGCCCGTTCAAATCGGATATGCGCGGCACAGATGCGCAGATGCAGCACTACCTTAACGCCTGGGATGAGGTTAAGAAAATGCCGTTTAAGTCATTCAATCCCGGCACAGATCTACATTCAGTACTGAGTACGATCCGGCAAGATTGGAACGACAGGGGCATTCAGTTTGCCGTTATTGATTACGCGCAGTTGATGAACGTTCCAGGGTATCGGGGCGGGCGTAACTATGAACTTGGAGAGATAAGCCGGGCGCTGCGTTCACTTGCACTTGAATTGCAAATACCAATCATGGCACTTGCACAGACAAAGCAGGAAGTTGATAAGACGGCAAGCAAGCGGCCCGGTATGTATGATATTAAAGACTGCTCAAACTTTACGCAGGACGCTACCATCGTAAAGGCATTGTACCGACCATCCTACCACCAAATTGAGGTTGATGAAAAGGGCATACCATACCCTGAAAATTATGCAGATCATTTTATTGCTAAAGGGCGCGAGGTTGGTATCGCGTTGATTGAGTGCCGGTATAATTGGGTGAAAGGGTTTCATGATGTGCCGGAGGCAACGCAATTTCCAACAGATAAACCCGTAGATCTAAACCAATTCAAACCAGACCCAAATCAAGACATCCCATTCTGATATGATACCACAACCACAGCACCACGAAACAGACCTACCACTAGGCGGCACAGTCTCCTACCACGGGCAACGGGTGAAAATCTTTGGCCGCGAACGTGACCTAAAGACGGGAATTGTGCAGACGTACCGGATTTTATTACAAAACGGCAAAAGGATTGAGGTTGCCGCAAAGGATTTAACGCTATGAAACACATCGGACTTTTCGAGGGTATAGGCGGTTTTTCGCTTGCGGCCCGATGGATGGGATGGGAAACCGTCGCATGGTGCGAGTGGGACGAATTTTGCCAAAAAGTATTAAAACATCACTTTCCAGAAGCAGAACAACATGGAGACATTACGACAACAGACTTCACCAGGTACGCAGGGCAAATTGATGTTCTCACAGGAGGTTTTCCATGCCAGCCATACAGCAGTGCAGGAAAGCGACTTGGGAAAGAAGATGACCGCCACCTCTGGCCGGAAATGCTTAGAGCAATTCGAGAGATTCAACCGCGCTGGGTTGTGGGCGAAAACGTTCGCGGCCTTACTAATTGGAATGGAGGGTTGGTATTCGACGAAGTGCAGGCTGACCTGGAAAATGAGGGCTACCAAGTCACACCGTATTTACTTCCAGCTTGCGCCGTCAACGCACCCCACAGACGAGACAGGATTTGGTTTGTTGCCTACAAATCAGAAGCGGGATTGGAAAGGCCCGCAGGGACGATCATACAAAGGTTCTGCAATGGACTTGCCGGGGTTTATTCTACTCCCCACCCCAGACAGGCAGAACACACGAGACGGAACGAGCCTACGCAAGGACAACAATATGATGGAGGGCGGGACCCACGGAGTGAGTTTGCACCATTTGGCGGCGCATTCGATGCTGCCAACGCCAATGAAAGGCAATGCCAGACACGGCTGCACGATTGGAAGCGAACGGATAAAGAGGAAACAGGAACAAGGCTGGACAATAGATTTGCAGGATCTCGCAACGATGGACCAGGAACCTGGGAATGCTTCCCAACTCAATCCCCAATTTGTAGCCGAAATGATGGGATTTCCGACAGACTGGCTGGAATTACCTTTTCTAAACACAGAGAAAAATCAATCGGAGCTTACGGAAACGCCATAGTGCCCCAAGTTGCTTACCAGATTTTTAAAGCCATTAAAGAGTATGAAAATTTACAACTATGAAACACCACCTAACCACCTCCGAAGCCTCAATCATCCTGCAAACGCTGGAAAAGATCAAGCAGGCAGCCGAAAAAAGCCCGGCAATGATGGCAGCGATTGACATTGACCGCCATGACCTTGCAAAGTGTGAGGCGGTTATAAATAATTTGAAGAAATGACACCAAAACAGAAAAAAATAATGGCGTTTGCCCAATCAAAAGGCGGCACTTTTACAAAGTCTGAAATTGTCGAAGCAATGGGAGGCAATTACTACCGCCATGGAGATAAGTACATTGGGCAAAGGCTTTCCATAAAGGTTAACGCGAATCTATTAAAGCGTGTAAAGCCTGGATTATTTGAAATTAGCACAGGCAAAAAGTCTAAACCATCAACCATTGCCGAAGGGCAAACAGAACTTTTTTAAAATGATAGAACCCTACCTAGACTACGGCAAAGCCTCTGCCTGCAAAGAATTGGGCCTACCACAGCCCGCCGAATTTGCAGACGGGCAAATATGGTACACGCCGAATGGTACGCCTATTTTGATTTATGCAAAAGGCGGAGAATGGGCGGGGCTTGGTGCGCAGTCGCTAAATTCCGCACGGATTTACAAGGGCGTCCCTGATCGTATTTCAAAGATGGTGTATTGCCCGACTAAGGATGAGTATTTTCACTGGGTTAAAAATTTTAAAGGATGAGCAATTTTAAAGGGTGGACTACCGAAAACTTTGAGGCGGCACAAAAGCAGATACTATCCAGGCGGTTGGATAAAGCGCAGCCCCACAAAAAAGACTGTACCTGTGAAGATTGCAACGCTTCAGCAATTGCTAACATGTCGGATGAACAGTTCAAAAAAAACTGTGAAAAGTTGATGCCAGCGAAGCCATACAACAGCCAAATACTTGACGAATTAACGGCAATGGTTACGCCTGAGGCATTGGCAAAGACTGAAAAGCGCATGATGAAGATGCTGAACCCAAAGCAGTCAAAAGCCCAACCCGAATACAAGATTCAGGCGGCTTTTGTAAAGGAAATGGCCAGGCTATTCCCTGGAGTCATGGTCTTTAGCGATTGCGCAGCACACATCAAAAAAACGCTATTCCAGCAGCAACGCGCCAACGCACTAAGCACCCAAGGCGAAAAGTGGCCGGATGTATTCATTGCACAGCCGTCGGGCGACTTTGCAGGGCTGTACCTTGAATTTAAGGCAGAAACCCCTTACAAGGTGGATGGCGTGACATTGAGAAAGAACGAACACAACGAAGCGCAGGCAGCAACAATGGAGCGGCTCAGTAATGCCGGGTACAAGTGCGCTTTTGTGTGGACCGTTGAAATGGCTATTGGGATCACTACTAGATATTTGAATTTATGACCAACCTACAAAACAACATCAAATCCATCAAAGAAGAAAAGGCCCGCAAAAAGGAATGGGGCCAAAAGGCATACGTTAACCGCCGGGCGAAATTGAACGCAGACAAGCAAGCCCCCGGCGTGGACTTGTTCAATCCTAAAAAGTATCAATGCTGGTTGTTCCCGGCGTGGAAACCTGAAACGGAGTAAATTTGCTGGTCGTTTGAAGTAAGAGAGATTGAAGAAAAACATACTCCTGATTGTCGAATCTTTAACTAAACCATAATAAATAAAACTGAAGATAATGACTAAAGATGAATTGATTGCAAAGCAGCAGCTTGAAATTGAGGAAACGAATGCCAAGGCAAAAGCAAACATGGCTACGTTAAAAAAACTAAAAAACAGTTTTTACTGTATAGGGGCACCGCTTAATGACAATGCTCTAAAAATGGACAAAGAGCAGCTAATGTGGTGCGCGCGCCTTGTTGAATTAATAGATGAAATTGAACTATGAAAAACTTTTTCTTTGTCTACCAAAAAGGCGACAACTTTAAGGCTTTAGACTACGAAGACGCAACAGCGCAAGAAGCCGGTCTAAAGGCAGATGGCTGGGAACATGTCGCCACGCTTGATGCTCCTAGTTTTATTGAATTTCACTACGCAAACCTTCAAAAATGAAAAGAGTTGAAAATAAGTGTGAAAACGCACAATGCCCACTATCTTATAGCTGCTGGCGGTTTAATGCTCCTGCGTCAGATCATGAGCAATACTACGCTACGTTTGAGCCAACTATCGACAAGGGGCTTGATGAGATAGAGTGTAAAATGTATCTTCAAAAACCAAATGAAGAAAAGTCAGACCTTGAAAGACTTTTTGGTTGAATCAATTGCCTTTTAAATTACCTTTTAAATGATTTTTTTAGAGATAAAATGCACTAACAAATGGTGCGCAAAGAGTGGTCGGTGCTGGCGCTTTAACGCTCCAGATAATGGGAAAAATCAGCTTTATGATTTTTATGAGCCTTATGTAGTGACCGATAAGCATGCGACAACCGAATGCGCTTGGTATGAGACACCATCAACAGCAGCAGCCAAAAAGCGCGGCGGCCCGCAGCCAGGGTCAGGCCGCCCGCCGAAAGACCCAAACGATCGGGTTGTTAAGTGCAACGTCAGTATGACGAAAGCCCACCACGAAGCTACTGGGGGCGACAGGGCGGGTATGATCCGGCGGGCGCTGGATTTTCATGCGAAGTATAAAAAAATTATTGACGCTGTTACTTCGGACGCTTTCAGAAAAGGTCTTTATGTGTCGTCTGTTGGCGGGTTAGAATCCAGAGAGTGGGAAATTGTGTTAATGACTAACAATCATGAACTTGTTTTTATGCTCGATAAATGGGCAGAAGATGAACGCAAAAGAATTAACCAGCCGGCGGGCGCTGGATATGTATTTGAACTTACCTGATTAATTTAACATGCCTATGGGCGCAAACGAAAAAGAAAAGTGAGCTGGACAAAGGGAATGCTAGAGACTGAACACCTAAGAATCCAAATAACAAACAGGCATATTAACAACCCAGGACGATGGGTATGTCATGTGCGCGAATTAAGCTGGGCGTGCAAGCCGATTGGAATACCAAATGAAGCTACAGAGCAAGACGCGCAGGATGCTGTGGTAATTATGGTTAGAGATCGCTTGCGTGAAATGCTGGCAAGCCTAAAATAAACAATCAAAACAAAATCAAAACATCTCGCACCACACCAAGCCACGAAACCAACCCAAACCAGCCACTAAACCAGGTAAAGCGGCGCAATATTCCACACCATTCTACACCGTTCCCGCACCTTCCTACGCTTCCCAAGCTGAGGGTCGCGAGTTCGAGTATCGTTTTCCGCTCGATGAAAATCAATGAGTTATGCGATTAAACCGCATAGCTCATTTTTATTTGCAAAACAAAATCAAAACATTTGGGGTTTTGGTAGTATTTTTGTGAAGCAAAACGCACAAAATATGAAACTGAAAAAAGGCATTAACCCAATCGGAACCTTCCAGCTCATTCGCATGCAACTGGCAGGCGGTTACACATGGCACAAGTACAAGGTTATCGAAGTGACAGGCGACGACACGAACGCTCCGAACCAAGACGGGCCGACAATATGGTTTGAACTTGCCGAAAAGAACGGCGGGAATCTTCAGCAGTTTTTTGCACTTCCTTTGTCAGCGTTCGGCGTTGGCAAAGCGGAGCAAAGAGTAATGCCACTCGAAGGAACCGACAAGTTTTGGGATGAGGGCAAAGTGGTGGCGGCCTAATGTGCAGCCTCTCACTTAATTTTAACCCGGACGACGATCCTTGTGATATGACAATCCCAATCGGACTAATCGCAAGTTTCAGGATCATGCCTAAAAAAGGCAGGTTCTACTTTGTTGTTTTGGTTTTTGAGACGAAGGTGCAAATGTGGGAATACTACAAATTTCAACCACAAGCGCAAGGGCTCCAGAAGTTCGGCGCAATTTGCCAGACTTACGAGATTGTAAACGCCAAGACAGGAAAACGGAAATCTGAAATAGGCGAGATCCTTTTTGCTAAAAGTCAGTTAGGTGCCGGCACCATTGCCCACGAAATCGGACACGCGGCATTTCATTATGACCGATTGATTAACGGGAATGAGACGGCCACATACGGAGAGAATATCGGCGAGGCAGAGGAACGGGTTTTATACCTACTCGCAGAGATGGTGAAAGACTGTATTGATAAAATGTACAAAGTGCACGTACTTTGATTTTTGGCACCGATTTGGCAGTTAACAAGCCAGGACATATATTTGCAGCAAACTAAAATCAAAATAATGAAAAAGATCCTGTTTGCTGCACTTGTCCTTGCCTTCGCATATTGCACTAAAGATGACGCCCCAAAATGTAACACCTGCACTGTACTACTCGCAAACAGCGAAGCGTACAGTTACAAGGTTTCATTCAAGAACTGGACGGGCGCACCAAACCCGTTCACACTAAAACCAGGGGAAAGCAAAACAATCACAGCCCCGACGGGTGTCGCAATTATGGTAGTAGGAGACTTCCAAACGCCGTATGCACACAATGATTTTTCAAAATCGTTCTATTGCCCCGGTGATTGCGGGATGGTGAGCGTTGTTTTAGAGCAGTAAAGTATGGCCAAAGGCAAAGAGATAACCAAGATAAGCGACCTCGTACCGGACGCGAACAACTACAACAAAGGCACGGAGTTTGGCTCCGGCCTTATTGCTAAGTCTATCCAAAAGAACGGCCTAGGTCGTTCTTTGCTTTTGGACAAAAACGGCAAGGTGATTGCGGGGAACAAGACCCTGGAGGGAACGGTAGCCGCCGGGTTCAATGACGAGGACATTATCGTCGTCAAAACCGACGGCACAAAGTTGGTGGTTGTGCAGCGCACGGATTTGGACCTGGACACGCGCAAGGGCAAGGAAATGGCTTTGGCCGACAATGCAACCTCAAAAGCGAATCTGGCATGGGATTACGAGGCAATGAGCGCAGACTTTGGAAGCGTGGAGCTGGAGGCGTGGGGCGTGTTTGCGGAGGAGAGTAACGGAGGCTTTGGCGACAACAGCCTAAACAGCGAAGCGCAGGAAGATGATTTTGAAGTGCCAGAGGTTGATACAGTTAAGACCGAAATAGTACTGGGCGACTTGTTTGAGATTGGGCCGCATCGGTTGCTTTGTGGAGACAGCACGAAGGTCGAAGATGTGGAGCGGTTGATGGGAGGAGCGAAGGCGGATATGGTGTTTACCGATCCGCCTTACGGGGTTGACTATTCAGGCGGCATTCAATTTTCTGCGAATGGGGATGTGAAAAAGAATCAGAGAGAGAAACTTGAAAACGATGACTCAGAACAGATTTACGCAGCCTCTATTCCCATCATGGCCTCTATTACAAAAGGCCCATGCTATACTTGGTTTGCTGGCTCTAAAGCCGGAACGATATACAACACGATTAAAAAGTTTGGTGAGATTCATGCTTTGATTATTTGGGTTAAGAATGGAGGGTATGGGGCGTTAAATGCAAACTACAAACAAAAGCACGAACCATGTTTGTATTGGAAGCCTAAGAACGGGAAGCTCAACTTTTGCGGCGCAACAACAGAGAGTACAATATGGGAGATAAATAAGGATGGACGCAACGAGTTTCACCCTACACAAAAGCCAGTAGCACTTGCGGCAAAAGCTATTTCAAACCATGAGGCCAATTCCGTGGCTGACATCTTCCTTGGCTCCGGCACCACAATGGTCGCCGCCCACCAACTAAACCGCAAGTGCTACGGCATGGAATTGAGTGAAAAATACTGCCAAGTAATTGTTGACAGGATGCAAAAACTTGACCCAACGCTTGAGATAAAAAAGAACGGGCAGCCGTACAAGCGCACGGCGTAATAACAAAGGAGTAACAAAGGTGAAAAAGGTTAAACAGCCACACGGAGGGGAGGTAAATAGGTTTGAGCCAGGCGAGAGCGGCAATCCCTATGGCCGTCCCACAAAGATGGTTTCACAGGTGCTTAAAGACCTGAAAGAAGCGGGCGCGGAGGCTGTTTCACCGGGGCAGGTTTCGGACGTTATCACAGTGCTTTTAAACCTGCCCGTTGAGATGGTGCGAAAGATTGCAGAGGACAAAAAGCTGCCGATACTGATACAACGCACCGCGCGAAGGTTTGCCGGATCAAGCGACAAAGATTGGGATTGGATTTTGAGCAACAACCTGGACAGGGCGCACGGCAAGGCACTACAAAGGAAAGAGGTTGAGCATAGCGGAAACATCGGATTAACGAACGGCGGCGAAATGACGGACGAGCAGTTTGCCGCATTAAAGGCAGCCGCCGCCATTGGATGATAATAACAACCCGCCCGGCATCAAAAGGCACATTTTCAGAAGATGAGCTGGAAAGGGTTTGGTTTACCGGGCATAGACCCGTAACCGTCAACGACACCTACCTTTCCAACTTTAACCGCCCCGAACGTATCCAAATCTGGTACGGTGGATCGGGTGGCGGCAAGTCAGACGCAAAGGCAACGGAGCTTCTCCTAAAGTGCCTATTCAATCCATATTGCAGGGTAATGTTTTGCCGAAAGACAAAGGAGAGTATCCGTATGTCTCAGTTTCGCCTATTCAAGGACGTAATTAAGCGTTACGGCTTTGGTGAACTGTTTAAGGTAAACGAGCAGGCAATGCAAGTCACTTGTACTCAAAACGGGAACCTGCTTTTCGGTAGCGGCTTGGATGACCTTGGAAAGATTACATCTATTGCAGACGTAACCGACATTTGGTTGGAGGAACCAATAGACCGGAAGGGTACGGTATCAAGCAGCGATTTCACAGAGCTAAACCGACGGTTGCGGTCTGTCAAAGCATCAAATCACATACACCTGACATTCAACCCTATCTCGAAAGAAAGCTGGATTCACGACTATTTTTTTAAGTCCGACCTATACCAGCCGTTTACCCTGAAAACCACCTACCTAGACAACCATTTCACGCCGGACAGCCAGCGCAATGAATTTGAGATCCTGAAGGTAAAAAAGCCGGATGAGTACGCGGTTTATGCGCTTGGTGAATGGGGCAGCCTGAAACAGGGGCTTGTGTTTCCTGAATACACTATCGTACCGGATTTCCCGACCGATTGTAAAAAATGGGGTTACGGCCTGGACTGGGGGTTCTACCCTGACCCGACGGCATTGGTAAGATGTGGCATAAGCGGCGGAAAATTATTTCTGGACGAGGTAATCTATGAAAACAACCTTACCAGTGCCACGCGTTCGGAAATGATGAAAACGCGGGGCGTACTTCCAACGGTGAAGATCATTGCAGACCCAAACCCGGAGGCCATTGCCGAAATGCGTACAAAGGGGTTTTACAACATTGAGGCGGCAAAGAAAGGCGAAGGCAGTATCAAGGCGGGGCTTGCTCAGATGCAGTCTTTCCAGATATGTATTACAGCCAGGAGCGTTAACCTAAAGGCAGAACTGGACAATTACGAATGGGAGAAAGACAGAATGAGCGAAAGCCCGACAGGAAAGGCAATTGACGCATGGAACCATGCGATAGACGCGGCAAGATATTGGACAATGGCCAACGCAATAACGCAGCAAGTCCGCGTACATTCAACAGCTAGATAGTATCTTTGTAGTATGAAAAATAAAACACCTCTCCAGGAATTAATGGCAGCAATTTACGATCTGCCGCCTTTGGCCGTTTACGAATGGATGGAGGCTAATAAAAAACGCCTACTGAAGGACGAGCGCGAAATGGTCGCGAAGGCGTTTGATGGGGCTGTAGACTATTATGACGGAGTAGATACGGATGAAGTGCCTGAAGGGTTTGGATTGTGTCAAGAGATAGCTTACGATTATTACGACACCCGATATGGCAAATAATTATAGCATGGATTTTAAACTAATATTTAACGGCGATTTGCAAGACTGGTATCCAGTGGCAAAGCTTAAACACACCTCAACGCTAAGGGCAATCGCTGGGGCTGCGCTTTCGGCAGGATACCGACTATTTATGTCAGACGGTAAAATATACCACTGCTTTACTTCTGGCGGGGTAGTTGGGTATGTTAAAACGGGCGCAAAGGATGGTGGCGAACACATATTAAGCAAACGGAAAGTATATATGGCATTCCCTGACGTACACTTAAAAGTTGAGTTTAGGCTTAAGGAGTTTTGCAAGGATGCTTTATCGGTAGGGAAGAACTTTATTTCGTTTGATGGTTCGATCTATTTTACGAGTGCGTTCCTAAACGGCAACCCGTCTGATATTACCCCCGAAATAATATTTCCCATGATTTCAACCGATAAGTACTACAATGACGAGATATTGATCTCGCTTTGTATTGAGGGCTCCACAGCCCGTTAACCCAAAATACCCCAATTTGCGGGATACACTTGCAAAAGTGGCCAAATAATAGTATTATTTTTGTGCAAACAAACACGCACTAATACTATGGCTTGCACTGTTGTACTTCCAACTGTCTCCTTTGACGATACCTGTCAAACCATCAAGCGGGGGCAAGTTTTCAAAATACGCGTTACGCGACCTACCACAGTAGACCAACTTACCGACGTTACCGACCTATCCGAGTGGACAACCCGCATTGACCAGGATGACGTTGTTTCTGCCGCAAACGTGGCGTGTAAAATCCGGGAAATGTCCGGTATTGGCGCGTGGGCTGAAGGCGAAGTGACAGAGGTTGATATTCCACTCGATCAAGTGTACAGCGTTGCAGGTAACAAGGTTTTGACTTTCAAAATTTACGACCTGACAGCCGCAAACTACGCCGCCCTAATCGCATGGCGCGCAAACGGCACTACTCAAGTAAAAATCTGGACAGAACAGGACGATACCATTTTCGGCGGTGACGCTGGAATTAATGGCAGCCTTCGCGCTGACATCGTGGTTCCTGAAGGCCGTACAGAGTTCCAATACGGCCAAATCACATTTACCACAAAGAACAGCCTCAATGAGGTAACTACTTCGCCTTTCCCTGGAATCGGAGCATAACTACTGACGTAATATAAATACAAAAGCCCGGCCTGAATCAATACGGGTCGGGCTTTTTTCATTATGACGCAAGCAGAAATAAACCAGCGATTGATCCAGGTTGCAGCCGATAAACGGAGGCACCCAAACTATAAGCGCACGGTATCACTTGCGCAGAAGTACACTGCCCTGTCCACAGGTGAAGGTATCGAAAAATACATGCTTATCTATTCCCGTCGGGAGGACAAAGCCCTTTTCAAATCGCGGTGCGAGATTACCAACCAGATCACGCCATCTATAATTGCAAACCTCTTTGCGTATACTGAAAAGGCGTTCCGGTCACATTACCGCCGGGAGGTAGGATACGGCGAAGATGAAAGCGCAGACATACGCACAACCGAATTTGAAACGCAGCTTGCAAAGTATGCGGGGGGCATGGGTGTAGATGGGTTCTTACGGGAACGCCTCATTGAGCTGAATTGCACAGACCCAAACGCCTGGATCATTCAGGAATGGAAGGACTTTGATGAATACCGCGAATATGCAGACCCTTACCCATTTGAGGCATCAAGCGAAATGGCGCTGGATTTCTTCTATGAGCGCGGAGACCTGCAATATTTGACGGTGCTTACCATGTTGCCAAATCCTGACAACCAGGACAAGCCACTAAAAAAACTTACCTGTTACCAAAAGAACTTTGCTTCAACGCTTCGCCAAACAGGGCGATTTACCGGCGGCAACAGCGAACAAATATTAGTCAACGGGGGCGAAGTAGCCATTGAGGGCGAAGTGTGGGCATACGATGAATTTCAGCACGGACTAGGCGAAGTAAAAGCGTTTCGCGCGGGATACAAGCGGGATAAGGTAACAAACGGTAGTACCTACGTTTGGCCCATCGAAGCGGCTGAGCCGTACCTAATGAAGTCGCTCAAAGTTGTTTCAGAGCTTGACCTGACGGCGGCAAACGTGGCAATGCCCTTATCAATCCGGTATGGGGATGAATGTGCCGCCCCTGGGTGCAATGCCGGATACGTTGGTGAGCATACATGCGGCGCGTGTCAGGGTAGCGGCAAAAAGCAAAGCCCTACTTCAGTGATGGAGGAAATCGTGGTGACGCCTATGCCGTCCAATCCAAATGACATGCTGGATTTATCCAAGATGCTCGTTTACGTTTCGCCCGATGTTTCCATTTTGACATGGCAACAAGGCTATGTTAAAGAACTGGCAGCCGATTGCCGCAGGGCATACTTAAATAGCGAAATATTTGACGGTAAGCAGATCCAGGAGACAGCAACGGGCAAGAGCATTGACCAGCAAAATGCCAATGATGTAGTTTATAAGTTTTTCAAGTTCTACGCTGAAGCGTGGCAGTTTACCGTGTACGCGGTGGCGGACATTACCGGAAAGCGGGACGGGCTTAACGCTCAAATCATTGTCAGCCGGGATCTTAAACTGAAGACCCTGGAGGAGTTAATGGCAGACCTGGAGAGTGCCAACACAAGCGGCGCGGGGCCGGCAGCCAGGCAAGCGATTGAATGGGATATGATGCGGATTATTTATGCAGACAATCCAAACGAGTTTAAAGAGTGGGAAATCAAAGAGCGCTTCAACCCATTTTCAGGGTACACAGAGGACGCTAAGATGGTATGGTCACAAAGCCCACTCGTTCCGCTTCAGCAGCGCGTTTTGTATGCGAATCTGGGCTACATCTTTGACCAGATCACTTTCGAGAATGACAATTTTTACAAGCTACCCTACCAACAGCAACGCGAAATGGTGGGCGCTAAAGTATTGGAAATAATGGGGACGCTCAGTGAGGGCGCACCCGCACCCGCCGAAATATGAACGAACTTTTAAAAGCCATAGCAGATTGGGTCGAAGGCTTTGAAAGTGATTTTGAGGTGTTCAAAAATGCGCTTGAAAAGGAGCTGCGAGGCGTGGAGGCATCGCTTTACAGGCGAATACTTGCCGACATACTGCCTGCGCTTGGAGTTGAGGATGGCAAGCTAAAGGCGGGTGTTTCAAATCTGGCAAAGGCCAATCTGATAGAGCGCGTTTTCGATGAACTAGGCGACAATGACATGAAGCCGGTATTAAAGCAGTTTGCCGAAAAGCTGCTGGAAATATCAGGGCGCAATGCTGACTACTACCTATTGACCGGACAATACGCGGCGAAGGTGGAGCGCATTGCAAAGGACGTTTCACATATCCGGGCAATCATTGGCATTGACAAGAACGGAGAGCTTTTAAATAACGGGTATCTATCCAGGTTGGGGCGCAATGATCTGGCAAGGGAGCGGCTAAAGACATACCTACTTACCAGCATAGCAACGAAGCAGAATGTTACGCAGTTTGAGCGCGGTTTGCGTAGCCTGATTACTACCACAAAGGACGTAGACGGCGCGATCATAGGGTACTGGAGACAATATGCCTTTGACACATACGCGAAGGTAAGGGAGGTCGACAACTTGCACTTTGCAGATGAACTAAAACTAAACTACTTCATCTACCAGGGCGGGCTAATCAAGACAAGCCGGGCGTTTTGCATAAAGAAAAACGGCAAAGTATTCTCAAGAGATGAGGCGCTGCGCGATTGGCCAAAAGACCCGGCACTGATAGACCAAAAGCATTTGGCATCATATAAACCCCTGATTGACAGGGGCCGGAATAATTGCAGGCACTTCCTGATGTGGATCACTGATGAACGGGCGAACGAATTAAAAGGCACACAATGATACAACCTATAACCGTACAGGCTGGCAACTATGCCGTCAAAGACCTTTTCCAGAGCGAAGATGCGGACTTCGTGTTGCCGTTCAAAATGTACGACGACGAGGCAATGACAACCCCGTCCGTGCTTACTGGCCGGACCTTTTCGTTTGAGGTTTTAGACAACGCGGGCACAAGCCTTGGATTGTACGAGGTAGGTACAGGCATTGTGGTAGCGTCTAACTTGGTAACGGTCACGATTGAGCTGGAAGATTGGGCGACCTGGACAAAAAACTGTGACCTGCGATACGAGCTTAAACAGGTATTGACAACAGGGATAAGATACCCGCTATTAAAGGGTAAATTAAGACTTACAACCTAAACAAAACACGCAAACACTTAAATAAAAAAAACATGGCTACGTTCAACAAATTTAACTCCTTTGTGGAGGCAATCGCTGAAGGGGTACACAACCTCGGCACAGGTCAGCTAGTAGTGGCACTGACAAACTCAGCGCCAACGGCGGCAAATACCGTTTTGGCAGATATTACCGAAATATCTTACACCAACGTAAGCACCCGTAATATAACCACATCAAGCAGTGCGCAAACGTCCGGCACTTACAAGCTGATTCTAACAGACCTGGTCTTGACAGCTTCGGGGGCGGTGGGGCCGTTCCGGTACATAGTTATTTACAACGACACGCCAACAAGCCCCGCAGATCCGTTGATCGGGTACTACGACTATGCAAGCTCCATTTCATTGGCAACGGGGGAAACCTTTACCATTGACTTTGACGGTACAAACGGCTTGCTGACAATAGCATAAAATTAACGCATAATTCAGGCGGGGCAATTACACCCCGCCTGAATATAATATTCAGCAATGGCCTACACGAGCGGCATTTTTTATATAAATTTTGCCAGCGGATCAGACGCTGCGCGTACGGCTTTAACCACATGCACGGCATCCAACCCGTCGGGGTCAACCACGCGCATTAATAAGACCGCTCACGGCCTTGTTACGGGCGCGATCGTGGACTTGACGCTATTCACCGCCTGGCTAAACTCTGGCTGGAAGATCACAGTAGTTGATGCGGATAACTTCGACTTAGATGCGGCGACATGGCAGGCTACGGCAGACGCAAGTGGCACGGTAACGCCTCGCGGTGGGAGTAGCTGGACGGACGCGTGGTTAACCACAACTTCAGGGGCAACAGTGGCAAGGATTCAAGCAGGCGATTACATCCGATGTGCAAAAACAGCTGACCCCGTTTCTTTGGGGCAAAACGCTACCTGGACAGGCAATAGTCAGACGGTTACATTAACAACTGCGGTTACAAAGAAAATAGAGGACGCAATTTCTGGTTGGACGGCAGCAACGAACGTAACAGCCGGTACAAATGCAAGTAGAAAGCTTGGAGCTACATCATTGCAATTAACGCCTGCAGCTGGTTTTGCTGGGGGCAAGATGGCTTACAAAGCGATTGCCGGGGGTGGAACTCAGGATTTTTCTGCATATACAAGAGTCGGGCTTTGGTTTAGGCCAAATACGGCGGTAGGGTTTGCCGCGAATGATTTAAGGGTGTGCCTATGTAGTGACACAACAGGGGACACGATTGTTAACGCGCTAAACTTCCCCGCAACAAGCGCAAGCACCGGATGGGTCTGCCTGGATTTAGACTACGGCGGGGCGCTATCAGCCAGCATACAGTCTGTTGCGATATATTCGACAGTAGACCCTGGCACAACAGTCATAACTTTTAACAATATATTCGCGTCAAACGATAGCAGTATCAGCCTAAAAACGCTAATAGGTAAAACGGGCGATGTAAATTATAACATTCAGTCTATTGACGGGACAACCATTAAAATAGACAGTAATAACACTTCAGCAACTGGCAGGGGTTATTCAGGCGCAACATCAACAGAAGCCCTGTACTACCAGGTGCCAATTTATAGCAACGTTACAGGGAACTTAAATACAATAAACGAGGCCGGCTCAAAGTCTGTGGCAATAAACACCTTGAGCGGCGGGTGGAATACTTCAAGTGGTCTTGTTGACGGTCATACTTGTTTTGCAAATAACATTGTCGGCGTAGGTAATGCGTTTTCCCTTCAGACAATTTGGAGGTTCGAAAACTTCAAGTTTGCAAGGTTTGCGAGTATTGGAACAACTAACGTGAACTTTATCGAACTTGATAATATGATTTTTTGCGACGGCAGTACGGTGGTAAGCGCCACCGCCGTAACTGGATATATATTTAACAATTGCAAGTTTTTGAACATTTCAAACAATTCGGTTAGTATTACTGGGGGGGGGAACAGGATTGCAAATTCTACATTTTCAAATAATATCGGGTTTGGAATTGTGGTAGGCGGCGGGATTGAACTAATAAGCTGCACATTTTCCAATAATGCTTCTGGCGCGGTGAGCGCAAGTAGCGCTTCCTCCCCATTTGGAACGGGTGCCATCCTTATGCGTAATTGTACCGTGTCAGATTCATCCGAAGTTACCACGAGTACACATTATCCTATAGTTTATTCCTTCGACCATGACAACACGCAAGGGAATCACTGGATTTTTCACAGCGCCGCAACAATTAACTGGCAAACGACCACAAAGCAAGGATCTGATCCTGGAAGCTGGAAAACAAACATCACAAGCTCCGCAAGGAACACATACCATCCAATTATTTTTAAAATAGCGGAGGTCGCTTGCGCAGATTCGGCACTCGTAACCGTAAAGGCATGGGTAAAAAAAGACCATGCCTCCAACATAGCCGCTTCCATATACGTCGAAGATGCACTTTACAACATTACCGGCGTAGTAGCCGCCGAAACAACCAAAGCGAGCGATACAAGTTGGGAGGAGCTTACCCTAACATTCACACCAACAGAGGCGGGGGTCGTTCCGATTTTTGCTAAAACATGGTATGTTGCAGGCAGCTCAAACAGCTACGTCGGTAGCATAACCATTACACAGGCATGATAGTCGAACAATATACCGACATGGCGGGCAAGGTGCGTATCCAGTGGCAATCAACCGCCACAGGTAATGTGTATTCTTACAAGTTCGACAGTGATCCGAGCATGGAGCAATTACAAGCCTTATCAGACCAAAGTGACGAAAACCAGATCATTCAGGCGGTGCAGCCTTTGAACATAAACACTGAAGGATCGGAGGCGGCTATTATGGCGTTTATTGATAAAGTAAGGGCAACGCCTACCATAACGCTGACACAATACAACACGCACCTTAATACGCTGACATGGAATGACGAGGCAAGCGTTAGGGCGTTTGTTTATAACATGGCAAAAGGGCTTTCAGAAATAAACGAAATTGAGGTTTCAGGCTGGACAGAGGGGACGGTGCTAAGAGAAGTGAGGGACTACATAAACGCAAACACGAATGAAGTAATAAATAGATTGATTTTCTAAGCAATGGCACTGCCAACTAAAGACGACATACAAACGGGCCAATTTAGTGCCGACGGGTCGCCCTGGGTTCAGGTAGCGGCAAAGTCGGGCATTGACCTTGGCACGCTGGAATATAGCGCGGACGGGTCGCCCTGGTATGGGGTTGAAGAAACGGCAGGTGGGGCATTTACTTTGACGGCAGGCGCGGCGGTTTTCACATTGACGGGCATAGCGGCGGGGGTGTTAAAGGGGTTAAAGTTGACGGCGGCGGTAGCTGCGTTCACGCTGACGGGGCAGGATGCAAACCTCGCAAAAGGCTATTCTATTACGGCTGATTCGGCGGCGGTTACCCTTACGGGTCAAAGCACAAACTTTGCAAGGGCTTACGCCTTAGCTGCCAATTCAGGATCATTTGCATTAACAGGTCAAATCGCAGGGCTAAACGGCGGGCGGTATGTAGCGGCAGGGTCAGGATCATTTGCGCTAAGTGGGCAAGATGCTGGATTAACGACGGGGCGGGCTATTGCGGTGGCGGCGGGGTCATTCACTCTATCAGGGCAAAACGCAGGACTAACAGCAGGTAGAAGGATTACGGCGGCGGTTGGTTCTTTTGTTTTAACGGGTCAGAGTGCCACATTTCCCACAGGTAGAAGTATTGCAGCTGACACGGGGGCTTTTGTTTTAACGGGCCAAAGTGCGGGGATAAACGGTGGTCGATATATAGCGGCGGGGGTTGGTCCTTTTGTTTTAACGGGCAATGATGCAACGCTAACTAAGACTTCGGCAAGCGAAATACAAGCGGAGACGGGCGTATTTTTATTGACTGGACAGGCGGCGGGGTTGGCAATAGGGCGAACCATTGGGGCCGGAGCTGGCGCTTTCGCCCTTACCGGCCAAAGCGCGGGGTTAAATGGAGGTAGATATGTCGCGGCGGGATCTGGGGCGTTTACACTTACGGGGCAAGCAACAGGATTAACTACGGGGCGTAAGCTGGCAGCCGATTCAGGGGCTTTCATCCTTACGGGGCAAGCCGCTGGACTAAAGGCGGGGAAAGCTATTGCGGCAAGTGCCGGGGCGTTCACGTTAACCGGACAAGCGGCGGCATTAAATGCAGGGCGGGCTATTGCGTCTGGGGCGGGGGTATTTGTACTTACAGGCCAAAGTGCAGGACTAAACGGCGGCAAATACCTTGCTTCGGGCGCTGGATCGTTTGTATTAACCGGGCAAGATGCTGGATTAAAAGCAGGTAGAACGATTGGGGCGGGTGCAGGCCCGCTTGTATTGACTGGAAACGACGCAACCCTAACAAAGACATCGGCAAGTTCAATACAAGCCGATTCTGGAGCATTTGCGCTAACCGGGCAAAGCGCAGGGTTAAAAACCGGGCGAAAGTTAACGGCAGGCGCGGGGGTATTCACGTTAACCGGACATGTGGCGGGACTTGCAAAAGGGTACTCATTGCAAGCAAGCGCGGGGTCGTTCATATTGACCGGACAAAGCGCGGGGCTTAGATTAGGGCGGGCGATACAGTCAGATTCAGGGGCGTTTGTCCTTACAGGCCAAAGCGCGGGGCTAAACGGTGGGCGGTATTTGGTAGCGGGTCCAGGGGCGTTTGTTTTAACGGGGAGGGATGCAACCTTAACAAAAGCATCTGCCGTCGAAATTCAGGCAGATTCGGGGGCGTTCACATTAACGGGGCAAAGCACAGGGTTTAGATTAGGGCGAAGAATTGCGGCAGGGGTGGGGGCGTTCACCATAACGGGGAGCCCCGCCGGGCTTATCGTAAATATAGACGCAAACGGTTGGATAAAATATGTAACGGTCCAAATTGAGGACAGGTCAACGACTGTGCAAGTTGAGGACAGATCAACGACTTTGCAATTTACCGAGAGGGCAACCACCCTACAAATTGTAGACAGATCAACCACCATACAAATTGAGGACAGAACAACAACCATATATTTTGAATTAAACACTTAACCACGGTACACAATGACAAAACAAGACCTTGCAATTCTGATTCAAACGATGGAAGCCCAACGCAAGACGGGCGGCTTCTCATTCGACGTTATGCCTTTTGTAGCAAGCACAAACCAAAAACTCACCGACCTATTCAATTTGATGGGGCCGGAAAGCAACCTGGTAATTGAGGCCAAAGAAGAAACGCAACCCGCCGAAAGCAAGGTTAAACCCATTAAGTAATGGCTGTTAGAGTTTCCAATGTAGTCGATCCGACGCTCCTTTTTGAGTTCACTTGCACAGAGTGGGCCTTAATGTCCGACGCTACAAAGGCAGATTGGACGGTTACTGAAAACAGTTGCGGGGTTTTCTCAGGATTCGGCAGCCCTTACGCGGCTAGCGACCTTATTTCCACATTAAACGGGGTAATCGGCACGGACGACCCGATCACACTTACCCTGATTGACGGGGTTTATACCATCGGCATTTCACCCGCAACAGGGACAACGCCCGGCAGTATGTCGGCAAGTGACTACCTGAAGGCGCAAACCTACCTGGAGCCTGTTTCGCTTAACACCATAAGTGTAGCAATACCTGCCGGGGCAGTTACATCCATAACAGTAGGCACTGCGCTACTATTGCAGGAATACGTTGTGGGCGATGTGTTTTCAGTGGTGGACAACACCACAGGCGCAAGGGTTAAACTGACAGTGACGGCAGACACGACGGCGGGCGGCACAACCATAAGCGCAACAGGTACGGCGGCGGCAACTATTCCGATCGGCGGAATCCTTGTCCCTATTTACAGCGCAAGGCAATTCCTTACTGAAGGCTCTGGGATTGATATAACGGGGGGCGTAATCTCCAACACGGCACCCGATCAAACGGTAGCATTGACGGCGGGAACCGGCATCGGTATTACCGGCACTTACCCGAATTTCACAATCACGAATAGCGCACCGGATCAGACGGTGGTACTTACGCAGGGCGCAAATATTACCATAACAGGCACCTATCCAAACTTCACCATTGCATCAAGCGGTGTATCAGACGGCGATAAGGGAGATATAACAGTAAGCGGTAGCGGCGCAACCTGGACCATTGATAACGATGTTGTCACTTACGCCAAAATCCAAAACGTTACCACAAACAGAGTATTAGGCCGCGTTTCGGCAGGGTCCGGTGATGTGCAGGAATTGGGTCCGGGTACGTCAATGTCTTTTTTAAGTAGCGGGTTCATTGTAAGAAATGCGCTTACAGGCGACGTTACAGCCGCGCAAGACAGCAACGCCACCACCATTGCAAATAATGCAGTCACGACGGCCAAAATATTAGACGCGAATATAACAACGGCTAAAGTTGCGGATGACGCGGTGACATATGCCAAAATACAGAACGTAACGGCCACTAACAGGGTATTGGGTAGGATCACGGCAGGCGCGGGCAACGTGGAGGAACTTACGCAAGCAAACCTTTACACCCTGCTAGGCATGACAGGGGTTGCGAATAGGCTTGCAGTTTGGACGGGTACAAATATCCTTTCAAGCGATGTTGCATTTGGGGTTGATACGGTTAACGACCGCATGAGCATCCTTTCTTCAAGCCCTGGATTAGGCGAAGGGTTGGCGGCTTTCAATATTGGCACGTCTGGAGTTTTGACGGGGGCTAGAAACCTGTTTGCGTTTGTTGGGAATACGGACGGCAACATATTAGGGGAATTTAGAAACAAGTCCACCACGGCAAGCTCAAATACTATTTTCCAGATTGGACAGGCCGGAGACAGCGCGGGCGATCCGATTTTGCAGTTGTCAATTACGGGCGTAGGCGGTCATACCACGGCGGTCGGTCTTGATAATTCGGATTCAAATAAGTTTAAGATTACGCCAAACGGCACGGCTCCGGGCGTAAACTCAAATGCATCTTTAGTTGCCACAAATGACGCGGCTCCGAAGTGGGGGATAAACAAGGACGCGCCGTCCTACATTTTAGACATTGGCGGACAAACCCGTATGATACAGCATATGTACCCAAACACTAAGCCAACGGCGGGCGCTGCTGGCAATGGGTTAGGTACTGGTGGATCTATTGGAATCATAAGCGGCGCGGACAATGGGTTCACACTACCATTCACCACAGGAGCAACCGGATTAACTGCGGGCGGGCCGATTTGTACAATCACTTATTCTACATCGTGGCCCACGTTTGCCGTTCCTGTATTCTGCCAGGTTAATGATGCTGCTGGCAATGAGATTTCAAAGTTTGTATTTGGGTCTTTTAGCGGTGGGAATTTTGAATTGAAAGTAAGAACGGGGCAAACGCTTACACCTTCAACAACGTACAGTCTAAACTTTAGTGTAAACGGGCAAGGGTAAAACATAAAGCCATGATAACAACAAGCACAGCCGCATTTGTAGTTGAAAGCGGGTCTCAACAGCAATACCTCGGCTCCAGCATCATTTGCCAGCCCGTCTTTTTCGAGACATTAAGCCGCTTTGAAGTCACCTTAATAGTGCTTAGCAGCACCACTACTACCGAGATTGGGCGCGGGTACGTCAACGTTACCACTACGGAAGTTGATGCCGAAACCGGATCGGGATCAGGGGAACATGCTATTTGGTTCAATGCCCTGCAGAAGGCAGTTATAACTAAGTTGTCCGCCATGACGGGCAATGCCTCCACCGTCTTTACAATCGTTTAAGCTAACTTTTATTTGCGCGTGATAACAATAGTTTGCAAAATGCTTTAACTTTGTTTCATGGCAGAATTAAAAGCAGTTGTAAAGGGTATTCCTGCGATTTTCCGCGCTAACACGGTGGATGCGATAGTTTTTGGGGCGGTTTTTTACCAGCGATGCGTAAATCCAGGCACCCCAGTCGCCCAAATACTCCAATCTGTTGCAATACATTTTGGTATTTCAGACACTTCAACCTTAAGAAGCCTTGAGACCGGATACCAACGGGTCGAAAAGGCTTTTTTGCAAAATGGTGGAATCAGTGAATAAAATCAAAGCATACAGAGACGGGCAAGAGCGCGAATTTACCCAAAAGGTTTGGGCTGCGATGGGTATTGGGCATTGTGGCTGGACGGCTGTGCCGGATGTGCCGAAAGAGGTTGCGAGTGGATTGGCTACCATTGACCAGTTTACATTGGTTGGTAAGACATACGACCCGCCACTTGAATATGTAGTAACACCCCGTAAAACCCGCCAAAAGAAATGATTGAGCTACGCCACAAAAACGGCAAAACCTACCCGGTAACGCCTGAAGCATTCGAGAAAATAAAAGCCCGCCCTAATTGGCAGGCTACTTATACGGTCGTGTCAACTCCTAACACACCAAAAGAAATTGTCAGCAAAGCGAAAGCTAAAAAACCTGCTGAATTTGAACATGAAGGACTTACAAACATTGACGCTCTCCCTACTGTCGAAGACGCTGGGGAAGAGCAATGAAGAGGTTAACGCCTTACTCTACAAAAAAGGCGATGACGGAACGCAAACCGATGAAATAAGCGAAACAGCACTCGAAGATTTTGAAACGCTTTATGCAGAACACTTGCAAGCCGCCCCGTCCGACCGCCTAAAAGCAGAGTTTGACAAAGGCCACAATGCAGGCAAGTTCGAAGCATTGAGCAAAGCAGAGGAGGATATGCGCAAAGCATACAGCCTCGAAGGTAAAGGCAAGCTGAAAGAATTGGTAGCTGAAGCGATAAGCAAAGCCGCCAAAGATGGAAGCACAGAAGACAAGATTCTGACTTCGCCGCTTTACGTTTCAAAAATTGCAGAGTACGAGGATAAAATCGCAGCTATTCAGCAAGAAAGTGAGGCCAAAGTAACAGAGGCCACACAGAAAGCGGAACGGCAAATGAGGTTCAACACGGTACTGCCAACGCTTGACAGCGCACTTGCAGCCGCCGGGGTGGACACGGCAAACATGAAACCAGCAGCAAAGCGGGCTTTCATGGATCAGTTTCAAGGCAAAGACTTTGAAATTCAGGAAACAGGGACGTACATCAAGAACGCAGACGGTACGCTATTGAAAGACAAGCACGGGCACCCGATTAAGTTGGAGGCATACGTGGCGCAGGACGCGCCTAATTGGTTCGACATTCAAAAGCAACCAGGCAGACAGTCACCAGGTAACGATCCGACAGACCCGCCAAAGCCGACCAAGTGGACGACAGAAAATGTGGCAAAGGACTTCAAAGGATTCGAGGCGGTTTATAACACCCTTGAGCCAACAGAAGCAAAAGAATATTTAGCAGCTTTTGAGCTGGCAAACAATCCGAACGCGCCGAAAGTAATAGCGGCAACGTAAAGTAAAACGGAGGCGCGGCGGCAAACAACAAACAAACACAAACACGCTAGAACATGGCAATTACAAATTCAGCTTTACCATTGGTGCTTCGCCGCGCCTCCGAAGTATGGCCCGGCAATATGTCCGAAAAGGACTTTGTGCCGCACATTGATACGCTTTATGCTATCCGTGACCAACAAACCGCAAACCTGCAATACACCAACCTCCCGGACGGCGTAGACGCTCGTATTGCGTGGATCAACCAGTGCGATTTGACGGTTGATACCTTCGTCTCCACCGATTGCTCTTTTTCCGGCCCTGAAGCAGACACCTACAAAAAGGATCTGACCATTGACCAGGTGAAAGAAACAAAATTCTCCGTGCCGCTTGACGCGTGGAGAGATAACCTTTTCGGCTTTGCCGACGCTGTTGCGGTCAACCTTAACAAGGCTATGATTGCACAAGCCGAAGCGGTTGCGCAGTACGCGGTGGGTGTGGTAAACGCGAACCTTGGAGAGCAGACCTACACAAACGGAGGCGCGTGGACTGTTGCCGGAACAAGCAACACGATCCCAGTAGGTGAATGGGAAAGCACCGCGATCATGGGCAAATTCCAGATTGCATCCAAAAAAGCCCGTTTCAACAACCCGTTCCTGCTTTCAGGTGAAAACCTGTACCAGTTGGCCTACATGGCCCGCACAAGCAACATGAACGGCGAAGGCAAGGGTGATTTCCAGCGCATTGGCGAAATGCCTATGTACAACGACATTTGGAACGTGGACGAGGTGAACGATCCAAGCCTGATTACTTACATGATCGAGCGCGGCGCATTGGCTTTCCTTTCAAAGGGATACTACCCAACGGCACCGGAAACGCTTAACGGCAACTTCCAACGCTTCAGCATTTCAAACCGTTGGTTCCCGCAGTTGATCCACGACGTGGAGACCCTGACCGACTGTACCTCAGGTGTTTGGAAACAACACTGGAAGATTATCCCACGCTACAAAATCGAGGTGAACCCTACCGGATGCACCGCGACCCGCACCGGAATGCTGGCATTCACCAAAGAAGCGGGCATCTAATTTTCACAACCAACATTCAACAACCATCATTTTTTTGAGATGAAAAATAAATTTATATACGGGTTTTTCGCCCTGATTTTGGCCTTTTCAGGCATTGCCCTTGCAAGCTGGACAGACAAGGCCGATTCAGAGGCCACAGTGGTCAAAGAATCAACGGCCTTCGGTGACTACCAAAGCACCGGGACCACGATGTACGAATACACTTACACAAAGGACACGATCACAAACGCTGCAAATGACACGCTTTATTTGCCCGCCCGACTTCGCCCGGTTAACTCCGACTTCCTGATTGCCTATTCGGTAAAACGAACGAGTATTTCAGGGACGCACAACTTGGCCGTTAAGGTCGAAGAAAGCGGATACAATTATTCAGGCACTACGCCCCCGACTGATGGATGGGTGGCCTCACTGAATAGCGCAGGAGCCGCCGCCGCAACGGCAGCAACTACCGCGACAGAGGAGCTTATCAGGATTCCAACGGCTTGGAGCAAGTCCTACCGTGTCATTGTTGACGGTACAGGCACTCAGTCGAGTTCCTATGTGATCCGTGTGGTGATGAAAAAGAAAAGCTAGATTGATTTCATAGTTTGCCCACAAAGGCTTGGCTTTTAACCGAGCCAAGCCTTTTTTTATACCCTTATGGCTGCACTAGATACATCGTGTTTAACCGGAGTAATTGGGCTTGCAAATTGCGAGTGTCCATGCTATACAGAAATTGCCCCTGAAGGCTACAACGACAGCACAAGCGGGTTGTTTATTGCCGACTTGGTGCCGCTTGCCTTAGTTGGTGAGGGCGACAATTGCTCAGACCCGGCAAACCCATGGAACATGATGGACAGGGCAAGGACGCAAGGGGCAAACATGGTGCTGAATGATGTACGCTCTGGCATAATGAAGCGCAACCAGTACGCAAAGCAGAAGTACACGGGCATGATTGGCGAAAAGACAGCCAGGGAGGTGCGCAGCCTTACAAACACTTATTCAGGGGTGCGCATTTCGCCCCCACGGATGAAGGGCGGTTATTATCACATTACATCTATTGGCGGCATATTCAATGCAAACGGGTCTATCTCGGTGCGTTGCTACGACAGGTTTAACCAGACCGTCGGAGCTGCCGTAGTGCTTACCACAGTGGCAGGACAGCACGTTTCTACCGCTTGCAATATTAGCCTACCACTTTGGACAGATGGGGCCGACCGAGCCGAATACTTTTTGGCTTACACGGTCAACCAGTCAAACCTACCACGCGACAACCGTCTGTTTTGCCCGTCCTGCAACCGTGACCAATTACCGCTTTTTTCCCTTACCCATCCATACTACCAGACACGGCGCTGGACAGGCGCGGCGGCATGGGCCAACTGGACAATGGTATCAGGCTGGAGCGGTGACAACCTGACCGACTTTGACCTAGCAGCCGAAACGGAAAACGGCGAATACTATATGAACGGCCTGACCATTACGGGCGAGTTCTACTGTGACCCTATGTCCTCTATTTGCGTGAATGGCCTGGACTACTCAGACCCCGTTTCATTATCACTTGCACACGCATACCGCTACGCTTCAGCTATCACATTGGCGCAAATGATTGGGCGGTCCCCTGAAGTATTACGGACTGCGAACATTGCAAAGGAAGTGCTGGCGGCCGACGTACAAAATTGGTGGAAAGACTATCAGACAAACGTGGAGTTTGTCGCATTCAACACGCCCGTATCAAATACGGATTGCGTGTTTTGTAAACCCGCTTATTCAATGAGCATACAAAGCAAACTGCCATGATCCTGGAAGGAATTTTAAAAGAAATGGCAAACCGTGTTCACGGCCTTGGTTTTATATCAAAGTCGGGAGCATTGGCATTTGAGGCGAACGCCACGAACGGAGTAGACAGCATCGCAGTTTCTGCGCAGCTTGCCCCGTTTGTTGACAACCGCTTAATGGACGTAAGCCCTGACAGCAAAGAGAATGGTATTAGCTTTTTTAAGGCACTACCAACCCGAATCACAAAGCAAGATAGCTACCTGACCACCAGAGAAAACGAGGTGATTTTCACAGCCTGGATAAACGGCGACCGTGTGAAATCAACCGATACAGACATTGAGGAGCAGATCGTAAAGGCGCTACGGTCTTACAAGGTGCCGATCCAATCAGGCAGCCCCGTAAGAATTGCAGAAATAGAATATTTAGGCGACAACGTGGGCGAACCGATCAACCGTTGGGGATGGGAAAAGAAAACGCTACGGTACAACGAGCCGCCTCACAAGCTATTTCAGCACCGTTTTAGGATTCAATACGTCGTTTCGACGGGGTGCTATTCACAGACCGTGCAGGTCATAAATCCGGCCTGTTAATGCTGTTCCTTGAATCATTGAGCGTGGCCATTGTAGCCTATGTCTTTTTTGGGGTGTTAACCGCCCCCGGAATGATCTTCGAGTGGTGGTACAACATCCTGGAAAGGTGGGCAGAAAACGGGCGCGAATGGATGGCGAAGCCGCTTGGATATTGCGGCACTTGCTTTGCCGGGCAGCTTGGTTTTTGGTGGTATTTGGTAGCGTACCGCGATGCGTGGATTTTGGGCAACCACATTGTATTTATTTCCCAAACGATCCTATTTTTTTTAATCGTAAAAAAAGGCTTTGAAAAATGGTAGATGCAGAAAAGAGAATTTCACTGAGTGCAAACTCATTTGAAGCGGGCGGGACAAAGTTCATAGTACATAGTTCCGTGCCGATTGACTTTTACGAGCGCATGGATGAGCTACAGGTGCAGGCGCGTTACGGTAAATCATTTGCCGACTTGCACCGGGCTTACGCCAAATGGGTGGAGCTAAAGAACGCAAAGAAAGACTTTGATGCAGACGTACAGTTAAGGAATGTATTTGAAGGCGTGGCCAGGGGGGTGAATAAACAGCAAGATCCTTTGATTTTGATTTGCACCCTGTTTTGTTGGCCTGAAGGCGTGCCGCGGGTGAATTGGAGCGAAGAAACGGCAAATGAAACGATTAAGCTGTGGTCGGAGGAGGGCTATCCGGTGGAGGATTTTTTCAGCTTGGCGCTGCAATTTGTAGCGCGTTATCAATCCGCCTCGGTAATCGCTTCCCAAAATACTTTGGAGCAAGCGGAGGCCGAAAGTTAGAACCTGAAAAGGTAGAGCCGCTTGACAAAATGCTGACAGATCAAAGGGAGTTTTGGATGGGCATTTTAAGCGGGTTAAGCTCGAAGGCTTCAACGCCAATTACAGAGCTGCGCAAAATGGATGTATTCGACTTTTTCGCCCTGCTTTCAGTGGTGGAAAAACAACAGGATAAAAAATGACAGTCACGGAGTTTAATGCAAAGCTGAATCAGATCGAGCAAAGGCTTTTAAACCTGGGCGATGAGATCACACGCGAAGGGGCGACCCTATGCGCAGAAATTGCAGACCGTGTAATCAATGAAGGGAAGGGCGCTGACGGCTCCAGATTTAGCCCGTACAGCACGAACGAAGTCCCGGCGTTCTGGTATGTTGGTAGGAGCCTTAACGCGGGTGGAGAGGCTAAAGTAAAGGCAGCAGCCAAAAAGAAACAAGGGGTTTCTTATAAGGACTTCAGGGAGTTCAACAACCGCCCAACGGACAAAAAGAACTTTTCTTTCTCCAATGATATGTGGCGCGGGTTCGGGGTCAAAGATGTGAAGTTTTCGGGTGGGGTTTACCGCCTTGAGATTGGCGGGCAAAATGCAGAAAGTCAGGACAAAATTGATTGGATGAGCGGGCAAGAGGGGCGTTCAATAATTGCGGCAAGCCGTGACGAATTGTCACGGTTAAATAAGGCACTCACTAAACAGGTTTTACGATAATGGCAGAAAGAATAGACATTGACGTAAGCCAGGCACTTGCAGACATTGCCAAACTTAAGGGCGGGCTTTCCGACCTAAAGACGCAAATCGGGCAAGTTGACAAAGCAGCAGAGCAAGCCTTCGATGAGGGCTTCGCTACTGGCATGGTCGATGCTCTAAACGATCTGCAAAGGGAATACAACCAGCTCAAGCAAAGTGCCGACGTACTTAAAAACGCGCTGAAGTCTGCAACAGATCCGGCGCTAATTAAGCTATACGCGCAGAACGTTGGCAAGCTGGAGGCCGGAATGAAACGCCTGGAAACAACAGGCAAAGCCGCCGGGGTTAACCTCAAAGAGGCGAACAAGTCAGCGGGTACCGGCAAACAGGTATTTGAAAACTTCTTTGGAGCATTCACGAAGGCCACTCTAATCATTGCAGCCATTGAAGCGGTGGTTAAGTTCACCAAGTACGCGGTGGGCTTATCTGAGCAGATCAGCACGGCAAAGAAATCCTTTGAGGGGTTCACAGGTAGCGCAGCGCAAGCTGACAAGATCGTAAACCAGCTAATTGCCACCGGGCAAAAGAACTTCATCCCTACGGACGACATTTTGCAGGCGGGTAAGGGGCTTTTGGCCTTTGGCGAAAATGCCGACAACCTGGATGCGGTTTTAACCCGACTTGCAGACGTAAGCGCAGCAACCGGAAAGAACTTTAATGAGCTTGTTACGATCTACGGCAAGGCGCGTACATCGGGTGTTTTGTATGCTGAAGATATAAACCAGCTAGTAGACGCTGGCATTCCGATCATTCAGGAATTTGCCAAACAAATGGGCGTTTCTGAATCTGAAATAAAAAAGCTGGCAAGTGAGGGTAAAATTTCCTTTGAGGAGTTGCAGCTTGCTGTGTTCAACCTGACCGCTGAAGGCGGCAAGTTTGCCGACCAAGCCCAAAACAATGCAAACACACTTTCTGGGGCATTTAATAAACTACTTGCAGACATACAGCCGGCCACAGAGAAGATAGGCGGTTTTTTCAAGGATTTGGCACTTGGTTTTGTATTCATTGCACAGGATGCGGTGGCAGGCATTAAAGGTATATTTGGGAGCGCAGTAGCTGAAATAAAGGATTTAAACGAGGAGGGCAAGGATGAGATGTACGCAAGCCGCCGGGAATATCAAAAGGACATTGACGCTAAGGCAAAGCTCGAAAAGGAAGCGGCAGAAGCCAGGAAGAAACGAAACAAGGATGCGGCGGCAGACGCGGCGAAGTTGGCCAAAGCAGCCAAAGAATTGCAGGACTTACGCATTGACGGGATGAAGGAAGGCGAGGCCAAAGAATTAGCCATTGAGCAGATGCGGTACAAAGAACTAACCGCGCAGCTTAAGAAATACCACATAGACACCACAGAGGCCACAGAGCAGCACCAAAAAAACATTCAAGGAATTGAACTTAAATACGCACTTCAACGCATTGCAGATGAGCAGGCAATTTTGGATTTACGCAAGGCTCAAGCGGAATACGAGGCTGCGCAGGCTGGCGCAAATGTTGAAAAGCAAAAGAAAGCACTTGAAGAAATAAAGGCAGTCCGGGAAAGTGAGATTGATTTGACAGAGGCACAGCAAGCCAATCTGATTAAAGTACTGACGGCGGGCGGTGTTTCAAAGGAAGCTATTGCAGAGCTTGAACTGAAATTTGATAAGGAGGTGCAAGCCCAACGGCTACAAAATAACATTGATTTCCAAAAGGGGCTTTTGGCTGTGTACGCAGGAGGCGACGCGGCTACAATAAAGCTCATAGAAAATCAGATTTCGCTGTTAGAAACGCAGTTGGCAGGCATTAAAATACCTGAGCCAAAAGAGAAAAAAGACAAGCGCAGTATTTTCGGTGTGTTAGGGATTGACTTTGGATTGTCTGATGCTGACCTTGCCAAATTAGAAGAGGGGTTCCCTGAACTTGAAAAAGGGCTGGATAATATAAAGAGCATTTTTAGCGACTTCAGCGCCGCACAAGTTGAAGCGGCCGATCAAGCAGTTGAAGCAGCGCAGAAGCAGATAGAAGCAGCGCAAAGTATTGTAGATGAGCAAAAGCGACTTTCTGAGCTTGGTTTCGCCAATAACCTGACCGACGCACAAAAGAACCTGGAAGCCGCCAAAGCGCAAGAGGCGAAAGCTTTAGATCAGAAAAGGAAGGCTGCGAAGCAACAAGCCGCTATTGACACAGCAATACAAATATCTAGCCTTATCACGGCGGCGGCACAAACATTCAAGCAATTTCCGGGGGCGCTTACGCCTATTGCTGTTGGACTTGTTGCCTTAATGTTCGGGGCGTTTTTCGCATCCAAAGCAAGGGCCGCACAAGCCGCTAAATTCAAGCATGGTGGTAGTGGTCGGGTGGATGGTGACAGTATTATCGTAGGCGCATCGCACGACACCGGCGGCGTAGGCATCGAGGCTGAAGGCGGTGAGTTTTTCGGCACAGACGGTAAGCGGTTTGGCATCGTAAACAAGCGTATGACCTCAAAGCATTTCGATCTACTCCAGGCGATCAACAAAGACGACAAAAACAAGATGCGTGAGGCGCTGGCAAAGTTAGCCCCGTCAATGGACAGAGGCGCGGCCCTTGGTGCTATTGGCGAAGGGCCCGGCAGCGTGGTAGTAATGGGGCGAAATACTACAGACGCGAAGGCGCGGGAATACCTGAAGGATATTCGAGACAGCGGCCGGGATAAACGAACGATTGAGGGCAGCTACTCAGTACAGCGTAAAGGCAACCACACGCGAAAAACTAGAATGAGATGAGCGTACACCGCTGGAAAATAGAATCAGATTCAATTACAGCCGCCATTGTCACACCGACATGGGACGGGAGGGTTGAAAATACGCTTGAAAATGACGCGATATTTTTCCGGGCAAAAGTTGGTGAACTGAAATTTCAAAAGGCAGATTACACGACAATAAAGGGCGCGCCTGATTGCGAATTGATTTCCGTTTACCTGGAGGAACAATGCGGGGTTACATGGTCGGAGGTTTGGCGCGGCACGTTCACGACTTACGATGTGAGTTTTAACGAAAATCAGTGCCTTGCAAAGGTATCTGCGAGGCCTGTAGACGCTTATGATTGCATTTATGCGAATTGGGAGGATGAGATAGTGGTCTATGACGCGTCCCCAACCATTGTATCTGCCAGGCCCGTAGGCGGGACATATGAAGGCGGGCAGGAGTGTTGCACGGCGTGTCTTGACGGCGAATCTTCACTACCACCTACCGACCCTGTCTGCGCAGTCCCTGCTGACTATTGCTTTCAATCAAACTACTTCCAGTCGTATTGCTCCGATGAGGTGCCGTTTAGGGATGAGTTTTGGATGACTTGTTTCCATCGGTTTGTCGGAGTTGGTACGCCTACCGTGCCGCCACCATACGGCACAGGGTGGACGTACTTAAGTGGAAACGATTGGTGGACGTGTCCGGGGATTGGCGAAACGGAGGGTGCTACTTTCGATCAGGGGCGGTGGTTTAATGATGTGCTGGAGTACATAGTCGATCAGCTTGGATGCACATTGACGGTGCGTAGCCATTTCTTTGGTATCAACGCTACCCACGCGGCGGCACCGTCAAATGCGGCCTACACTTTCGCTGACACTTATTTGCGGGCTTTACAGTTGCACCAAAAAAGCGACATTAAGCGACCCTTTGTTGACCCGGCATTTTCCTTTGTATGGAAAATGTCCACTAAAAGACTGTTTGAAGATTTGCGCCGCATGTTCAACGTGTTTTTTATCGTGGATGGTACTGACTTAATCATTGAGCATTGCAGCTACTTCGCCTCAGTTGTCGGGATTGACCTTACACAACGTAACCTAGAACTTGAGTACGGTAAGGTAGATGCAGGCGCTCCAAATATTGAAACATTCAGATGGGCAGATAGAGAGGCCACTTTTAGCCTTGAGCATCGCGGGTATCCTATCTCCTATGGGGACTGTGGAACTGGTAAGCAAGAGACGCAGATCAACTATTTTTCAAATGATGTCTACTACATTTCAACGGTAGAAAATCAGGAGGAAATTGCTGATGCTGGATTTTGTCTGATTGCTACCGAACCGCTGGACGGTGAGAATATTGTAATGGATAACAATAACCCGCTTGGATGGATGGCGCTACACGAAAACCTGCACAAGGATAGGCGATACTTCCTGGAGGGGACAATGAACGGCACGCCAGCGACGGCATTCATTTCTACCATCAAAACGCGCAAGCTCAAAGAGTTTTCCGTGAAGGTTTGCTGCGATGACGCTTTTAACCTGACTGATACGATCACGACTTTGGCCGGGGACGCTTCGATTCAAAAGGCTACCTATAGCTACTTCCAGGGGACGGATTCTAAAATGGTCAAAATAGACGCAAATATCTGATGTATACACCGCAACCAATAGCCGTACACTTACAGCAAAACCGCCAGAACTTCAGGCGCGGGAATTGCAAGCCTTACGAAAACGTGGTGCTATACGATGCGCCTAATTTCATCATGCCAAATATATACATCAAGCGGTTAACCGACGGCGGCACATCGGCTACCGTGACCGTATATGATTTGGATGACAACGTACTGACAACTGTCACCCCAACAAGCCAAGCCAATTACGCCCTAGACACGGAGCTGGAGTACGAAATGTTAGTGCTTGGTGCGGGTAACTGGTTGGGCGCGGTTTCTTTAATGGACGGGCAGAAATGCTATCTGGAAATTGACGACGGTACGTTTTTCTATTACACGGATGAGTTCACGATCCAGTATGAGGTTGACGCGTTCCCGCCGGATTGCGACACGAATTGGGTTAAGGTTTCCTGGGTGATGAATGGGTCTTGCGTAGTTGCAGGGACAACCACAACAGACCCGGCTATTCCTGTAAGCGCATACCCTAAGACCGACCTAGCCAGCTTTATTTTCTGGGAATCAAACCTATCAAGGCCCGAATGGGAGTTTGACGAAGCGGGCGAAAACGACGCGCACGGCGTATTTGTGCCTGATACTCAGCGGCTTGTGAAGCGGTGGACTTTAGAGGGGGCCCCAATGTCGGAAAGTGTGGCCGATGCACTGACAGTTTCGGCGCTTTCCGGGTCTGTTTCAATCATATTTAAAAACGGGACGGTGTTCACAGGAATAAGGGATATTAAAACGGATATTTCATGGGAGCAGGGCGGGTGTAACGCCATTGTAAAATATAACTTTTCAACAGACTACTTTGTAAAGCAGGGCTGTTGTTAAAAATATGCACATGCGCTCCTTCACATGGTTTATACTCATTTGCCTTGCCGCCTTCGTGTGGGAATCCAGGGCATTGGTAGCATTCCATTGGATGGGTTTAACGCATAGGCAGCGGGTATGGTGGGCGGTGGGCTTGTCAATCTTTTTTCTGGCAACATTCGCCCACCTGTTAAAGCCAATTTTCTTTTAATCCGTAAAGCATAAAACATCGCTTCAAATATGGCAACAGCAATATTAGATCAACTCTTAAAGTCTCAATTCGGCAAGTCGCTCATTATGTGGTTTTTCCTCGCAATGGCAGCGGCAATCGCGGTGCTAGGTTGGTGGTGCTACTTCCAGGCCGCTGAGCTGAAACAGTGCAACGAAAACCGGATGGATGACAGTAGGAGGCACGATCAGGAAAAGGCTGTAATGACCAAAGAAAGGATCTTCGAACTTCAAACAATAATTAACCGCCTTGAAGCGGTGGAAAAAAAACGGAAAAGATGATTAACAATTACTTAAAACTTGCTTGCTGCATAGCCCTTATGTGGCTACTCCCTCACTGCGCACAGAAACAGCCGCCCGCCAAAACGGTGGATGCGGGGGTTGCTTTGTCAGTGCAGGAGGACTGCCTAATCATTGCCATAGAGCGGCGTTTGACACGCCTTGAGGCACAGACTATCCAGCCGGTAAAAGAAACGACCACACGCGGCAAAATTGTGCCCATCAGCGCAAGCGAAGCCGTACACCAATAACGTTTTAAATTCAAAACACAATGTCAGAAACTACAAACACAAGTCCATGGACCGGAACAAATATCTACGGTCAAATCCTGCTACTTATCGCTTCATTATTCGGCGGCATGTCGCCCGATCAATCCGGTCTTATTGTGGCGGGTGGCGCGGGAGCGGTGGCCTCCGCTTTGGCAATCCGTAACTGGATTATCAACGCCAAATTTAAACTGGACAAGTCCTGGGTTTCAGACCCAAACAACATCGCGTATCTGACCGCCGTCGTGGTGGCAATTAGCCCGAAGGCGGGCGAACTGATCCCCGGCGCGGTAGATGTATTCAATGCGCTCAGCTCCGGGAATTGGGGTGCGATTATTAGCGCAGCGGTTTCGCTGGTTAGTATCGCGTACTACTCTTTCTTTAAGAAAAAGTAGTATTACTGAAGTGAAGCAAAAAAGTCAACGCATCTTTTCTGAGAGCGATTGACTACGATCAATCAGGCCGTCCGCAAACGAGTGGGCGGCTCTTTAAACATTCTACACCATGCCTGACTATCAAATACACGGAAGCAAACACTTTGATTGTCGTGAATTCGTGGACGCGCGCACATGGGGCGTATTAGGCGTTAAGGCCGCATGGCTTGTCGATCCTAAGATCGTGGCTATTTGCGACCTGATACGCGAAAAGACGGGCGTACCCGTAACGGTCAATAACTGGCACATGGGCGGGAATTACGATTCAAGCGGCTACCGTGCCATTTGGGACAATACTGGCGGCAAACTAAGCCAGCACAGGTGCGGACGGGCGGCAGACGTAAAAGTGAAAGGATTGGCGCCATTGCAGGTCTTTCAGATAATCCAGGCAAACAAGGCCGAATTTGAGGCAGCAGGGCTTACGACAATGGAGGACTTGAGGTACACTCCGACGTGGACGCACCTGGATTGCCGCGCACGCTTAGAAGATAAAACGGGCATCCTGATTGTGAAGCCTTAAAGAAGTGTATCGGGTTAAAGTGGCCGCTACGTTGTGAAACGTGGCGGCTTTTTTTGGGGCATAAAAAAGACCGCCCCATAATTAAACGAGGCGGCTGTCACCCGTAGCGGGTGCGCTTTCGGCATGTAGCCTTAAGAGGCGTTAACGGACACTGGTGCAAAGATAGGGGGTTAATCTTCCAAATACAACCTGCCGGGCAGAATGCAAGCGCAAAACCATCCAATTCCAGCAAAAGCGTCTCTCTCTACAATGGCAAACGCTAAAGAGGCTGCGCATAGTAGAAAGGAAATAAAGTCTAAAAGTTTAAGTATTTTTCTCATGGTGTAAGTTTAAACGATCAAAAATGCCAAATCAACCAACCATCCTGCCAACGTCGGGAAAATGGTCGTACCAAGCCAGCAATCAACAGCGTAAAGGTACAGCCCCCAAACTGCCAGCATGATCGGCACGGTGAAAAATAAAGGGGCAAGTATGAACCATTCACTTTTGCCCGAGCCATTGTAAAAAACCGTTTTCCAATGGCGCATGATCCGGTGCATTCTTTTTTCTATTTTATAAGCCCCTATTACTGGTAACACCATGATAGGCAATGGAAACCCAAACATGGCTTTGCCGATGTCAGCCGCCCGCTTTAATGCGCCTATGTTTAGGCTAGTTATTCCAACCTTAAACCGCCAAATACAGGGAATATGAACCATGCAGTAAAGCAGCCATCCGGATTTAGAGTTTCGTGCCATAACTTATTATCTTAACAGGTCATCTTGCCAACGCGGTTGTCTACCCTGACGGTATGCGGTTGCGGCCTCCAAAAGTGTGGAATCATTGCTCTGATTCAAGCGTGCATTGTCGGATATGCTATCAATGCCGCCGCCTTGTGGTAGGTCACGGTATGCGCGTCCGTTTGTGCCTGGAAACAACACGTTACCATCATCGCTAAAATCAGCAGCGGCAAAATTTGGATCGTTGTAAATTTTAAATAGTCCTTTCATTTTATATTTGTTTTGAAACATTTACACTTTCCCCCGCCACGTTCACCGTGATATTCACCACATGCCCCCCGTTCGCATTCTTTGCCGCCTTGCTGCCTTCCAGCTCATTTCGACTACCAAAGCACAGCACAAGGGTAACGATTGCAGCAGCAGCCCCGCCAATCGGCACGGCGTAAGCAGAAACCGTGGTCATTATGGCAGCGCCCACAGCGACGGCAACAACGCCTACCATGTAAACACCGCCCGCAAGAGCGGAAAGTATTACCACGGGCTTAACCAGGTCTCCTACTGCCTTTGTTGTGGTGTACGGCTGCACATCGGAGGTGGGCGGCGTGTATGGTACGGGCGCTTTGTCGTAGCGCGTTTCCAGGTATCGCTCCAGCTCAGTGCCTTCGTACTTTTGTAGTGTCGAATGTGTATCTGTCGAATTCTCTCTGTTCATATTCGCTCAGTTGTGGAGCTTTCGCCCATTTCGCTTTCTTCGTTTTCTTTGGTTTTTCAACTTGTAAGTTTTTCTTTACAGTTGCCTTTTTGGGCTTGCCATTTCGCTTTGCCTTCGCGTTTCGTTTCGGCGGGGGTTTCTTGATTGGCTCCTTTGGTAATGTAAAAATCTTCACAAGGCATACCATACATACGGAAGCGGCAAGCCCGCCGGACATTAGGAAGTCGATCAATTCTCAATAGGTTGTTGCGCCGCTGGCATGACCTGAGACAGAAACAAAGTGCGCAGTTCCTTCGGGCATCCACTTTCTGCCCACTTGATATTTTCTTGGTGCTGGCGTTCCCCAACTTCGCGCAGGTAGATATTCCAGGCAGCGGTAAGTTGTCCGTACCCATAAATCATTGGCGCGTATGGGTGGGCAATAACCGGGATCTTATCGGCGTACAAATTGCCTGAAATCGCAATTCGGTGTTTGAAGTCTGCAACTCGCTGTGCAACCTCATCTACCGTTTCCCCTGGATGAATAGACCCTACCACCACAGGCCCGCAAATGTTTGCAAAGCTGGCAGCCCTTGCCGCCTCTTCGCGGGCGATCCGGTTTGATTCACCAAGCCTGTGGAACACGTATCCGGCAATGCCAGCAGGGATCGCACTATACGGGTGGATGCAAGCCCAAATCAGGAATGCGATAGTAGGCAGCGCCCACGGTGGCAGCTCTTGAAGCAATGGGATGCGGTTGTTATGCGGTTGTGTATTTGCAGCTTCCATGTCGTAACTGATTGATTTTGAACTTGCACCAATTCAATGCAAGTATATGTGTAGGTTTATTGATTGTTCTCCTGTTTTAGTGCGGCCTCAAAAGCGCCATGTCTTTTTTCAGCCCAACTATCGCCATTCCCGACGGCCTTTGCAATGTCTGAAGCGTTCCCGCCCTGATACCATGCGGCCTTTGCTTTTAGGTTATTTGAATTGGTGATCCGGCCCCGCTTGTCGGTTTCCTTGCCCCACAGCCCACGCAGCTTCAATTCGTCTATGTCGAACGCGGTTAGATCAGCCGTTGCGCCGTCGTGCTGGTTGATCGCTGTTGCCGTCTTAAACCCCATTGTACGGGTCTCCTCGTCTATCCAGTACCCGTCCCTTTCTTCTTTTGGTTGCTTAACCGTCTTAGCACGAACAACCACAGGCGGCAACACGCATCCGATGACGGGCGCGGGTTGCGTGAATGATTGGAATATGCGGGTTAAGATGTTCATTTTAAAGTTCTTCAAATGATTTTATGAGCAGGCTACCCATCAAAGCAATCACTATGCCTATGAATACGCCTAAAAGGAAAGAATTTATTTCTAGTGGCATCAGTAGTTGTTTTTTTCGGCCTTACCAGCCGCGTGAATCGCTGCGATTAGTAGCAGCGCGGAAAGGATAATCATTGTATTACTTTTTGATAAAAGATTGTAGCCCCGATTGAGATGAGGCAAACGACAGCCGCCAAAGCCCATGTATAACCAAGCCCAAGCCCTGCCACAAACGCCTCACCCGCTGACCTGTAAAACGTAGCCTGATGCACGACAATAGCCAGCGATTCAAGCAAGGTTACAGCCCACAGCATATTTTCCCGTATCTCTTTCATGCGCTCTGTTTTATCTGACATTAAGACCATGCCTCCAAAGATGAACAAAAAAATCGCCCCGCCTCCAATCTTTCCAGGGGTTGCCCACAGCCTTGCCATATCGTACCAAATAAACCCGGCGTGACCCATTACGATTAAGAACGCCACCCATACAAACAGGGTAGCCCGCCAATTTGATTCTACCTTTTGCGTGGCGACCACGTTTGGCCGCCCCTGCTCCAGGCTCATGGGTTCAGTTGTATCTTCTTTTGTTTCGACTTCTACTGGTTCGGGCTCCGCAATGTCCACCACATCCACCACCGTCAAATCTTCGCCACGAAGTACCGCGACCTGGATTGGGTTAAGCTCAGCGAAGCGGTTGAATCTTCCAGCGAAATGCGGGTGTTTCCCGTCTCGCAATGCGCGGAATAATTGACCCACACGTTCGGGGCTGACCTGCATTTCTACTGCCAAATCCATAGGAGTTATTCTATTGTGCATTTCGCCCATTTCGTTGATCATTTCGTGTTAGTGAATTGCGTTTCGCGCGTTTCGTGGTGTTTCAAAAACCCGACGCTATTCCAGCGCCGGGGCTAATCGAAAATGAATCATCCGCCTTCCTACGAGCGGTTTGATATTTTATTGGTCTTGTTCGTTTTCTATTTCTTTGATCCTCTCTATCTCCTGCCGTTCAATCCTTGCTCTGTCCTTATTCGCAAAGTAATGCGCCCGCTTCCATTTTGCCACCTCTGTTTTTAGGAGGGATATTTGTAGTTTTAGGCGGGCGTTTTCGGCTTTTAGTTCGTCCTCCACGGCTCTAGTTTTTACGGGCGCGGCATTACACCGCGCCCGGTTGGTTAAAGGTCAGGTTAGATCAAAAAGGCAATAAATCGCCAGCTTCAGCGCCGACTTCGTGGTTGGTTGTGTCAACAGTTGGGAAAGGAACACCACCAAGCGCAACTTCAGGTACAGGCATCGCAACCTTTACAGGCTGCTTGAAAGAAATTGGGTCGCCAATGATCTTGGAAAGTACGCGCTCATTCGCCGCGCTCCATAGCCAGTTGGCTTGTTTGTCAAAGTACCAGGTCACTTCGCCCCGGCGGTTTTCTTCCTTTTCGCCGTTCGGCATTCCGGCAAGATGCGCTGAATCAAACTTTGCATCCATCTTGTTCGGGCCTGAATACACTGACACGCCAATCGTATAGCGGCCTGAATCCTTATTCAGGATTGAAAACGGGGCAAGACTTAGTCGCTGCTTTGCGTCAAAATTTGGATCCAAAATGCGCTTCAAAAAGTCCATTGCGTAGCGCCCGTCAAAGCGGCCCAGGTCAATAGTGTAATCTTCTGCGCCATCTGTAAGGAAAAGCAAAACTACTTCCTCCGATTTGTCGCCATAGTTCACCTCCCTACGGGCGGCCCCAGAAATATACCCGTCTATCTTTTTGAAAAGTTCATAGTGGGCCGCTTCGCCGCTCTTTCGGGTGCGCTGTTCAAAGATGCGCTTTCCAGGATCACCAGTAGGCGATTGCGAAAGCCACTCGAAAAAGTGTGGTTCGCCTTCTTTGTCAATTTGACCGTTCTTTCTTGCAATGTTGAATTTACGACCTGAGAATGTTGTCGTCTCTGTGTGCGTTGCCATTGTATAAAATTGATTGAGTTAAAAAATCTAACTAAAAAGCCTGTCCACCCATTTGTTACTGTGCCACTTCATTGGTAGGGACGGGGCTTTTCTTTGGTTTTCGCGTTCGTGTTTGCCGTCCCAAGCATCAACATCAAAGCCCGATTCTCGCTCTTGCAAGAAAAGTTCTTTGCTTCGGGTATGGCGGCGGGTGCGCGTGTTATTTGGTGGTGGGTTCATGGTTGCTTCTTTTCTTGTTTGTCATCTTTGCGCTCCTCCACTGCTTCAAAGTCAATATACTCAACGGGTTGTGATTTGCGGCGCGGGGTGCATTCAAATAAAATCAACGCGTCATCCATTGTGGCGCGTTCTCCGGAATTGCGGAATTGGTCGATAGTTTTAGCTGCCATGATGTTTTATTTTGAAAGTTCTAGGAGTAGTGCGTCGGCTAATTCAACGGAGGCTTTTGCTAGGCGTGTGGTGTATTCCTCCCAGTCATCAGGAGACATTGATTTTGCCCAACCTTCATTTGAAGAAAATCCCTGCATTGCCATTGCTGCGAAGTATTCGCGCTTGGTTAGGCCATGCATCTCGCCATACCCCTCCGCGTCGCATTGCCGGGTAAATGCCCCCTCGTCCCCGTTTCTTTTTGCTATTTCTTGCGCTGTTATTGCCATGATTTAAAAAATTAAAGGTTTGATTCTAGTTTTAGGTTCGCCGTTAAACTGCAAATACTCTTCCATCTCATTAAAATCTCCTGCGGGTACGCCTACCTGATTGCCATTTGCATAGGCTAACAGTTCTTCGCCGTCGTAAGTAAGGACGCTTTCCAGTACCGCATGTGCCTCAATGTTTACGTCGGGTTCTGCTTCGTGGTATTGGCCGGAAAGAATCAGGGTGCCGTATTGATCGTGGGGAAATTCGCAGGTGATAAACATGGTAGGAGTTAGTTTGTAGTGAATGCCGCCTAGGTTAAGGGGCGGCGGGTGGGGGGTTACTTTAAAGCTGCTTCGATTTCGTTTGATATTTTCCGGTACATGCCGTTATCTTCAAACTCTGGATCTGCATTTACGCGCCACTTTCGGGCATGGTCAATGGCGGCTTTTGCTTTTTTAAGCAGCGTATTAGCTTCTTGGATTTTAGCATTTAGCTCTATCCATCCTTTGCGCGAAACTGTTATTCTATCTTCAGTCATAACAAGTGGTTTAAGTTTTTATGATTGTATAAAGTTTGGGGAGACCTTAAATTACTACCAACCGCTTGTTTTTAGCGTTGCAGAAATCGAAACAAGAAACGGATTCTACCCACATTGCCCCAGCTACACTAATGGGACTTTGCCCAGGACGTGCCGTGCTATCGCTTCAGTCGGATTCATCGCAGCTTTTCAGCGTGTCTCCCCCTTCGTTGTGCGTTGCGGAGTGCGTTGGATTCGAACCAACGTTTTCGCAGTTGATCATTCTGCGCAGGCCCAGCCACACCCCTATCATTGTTTTAGTTATGGTTTAAATTAGCGATAGCGGCAACGCCTACGGCGCGCAGACATTTTTCGCCAAACTCTTTAAGGCTTATCAGATCATAAACTGTGTCGTGGCAAGATTCCAATGCAAGTTGAACCCCCCAACCGTTTGAAGTAAACTGTAAAAAATTAGCAACTGCTTTCTCAATAGTCATGATCTTTTATTTTTGTAGTGAATGATTCGCTTTCGCTGTTTGATAGGTCAAAGATACGACCGTTATTTAAATGCGCAAGTATTTACCACAACTATTTTTTAAATAAATTTATTTTGAAACGCAAAACACTGAAAACTAATAAGTTAACTACAAAAATAATTTCACACAAAAAAATACTTCAAAAAATGTTTGCGCAATTAAACCGCATGCCATTACCTTTACGGCATGGAAAACGAGATCAAGAAAGTATGGTTTCCCAAAGTCGGGACAACGGAGGCGCAAAAGGAATTCGTGAACGATTTGCTGCTTCCAAAGATGAAAGAGCATGGTTTAATTGAATGCGAAGCGGTGAGCGACTTAGTACGGTGGGCAATCGAATCAGGCGCCGATCAGGTAGGCATTAAGATTGACACGCCAACCGTATTAAAGGGGAAACCAGGAAGAAAGAACAAAGGCGGGTAGGAAGGGTCGGGGGCGGGTTGTGGTGTAGATGCCCCCGATTTTAAAACGTTCAAAAATTAAAATTATGAATTGTCCAATTTGCAATTACCCAATGCTTGCAGTAGATAGAGTAGCCACTATCAATGCAGATGGTAGATCATGGGTTTACAAATACCGTATAATGCGGTGCAATGACCATACGCAACAAACATGGCAAACACCTGAACAATTCCAGGACAACTTGGACGCGATCAACGCAGCGAAGGCAGCGGCCGGAAAGCTTAAAAAAGCAACTTCATGAGAGAACCAAGGCCGGCAAACAAGCTGGCAACTGGTTCGCCCCGGTGCAACGCTGGGAATAAGGCTCTTAGATAGGTCGCTCCGGTATTCAAAGGTTTATCGGGGCGGCTAATTAAAAAACGGTACACAAACTAAAATCATTCAAGATGAATATCACTGAATTTTGCAAAAACCACAACTTAACCGAAGGCCAATTTAATGGTAAAGAAAAAATTGGCGGTTATCTCTATCTGAGAGGCTTGACCAGTATCCCGGAGGGCTTCAACCCAACCGTGGGCGGTGACCTCTATCTGAGAGGCTTGACCAGTATCCCGGAGGGCTTCAACCCAACCGTGGGCGGTTATCTCTATCTGAGTGGCAATTATTCAGACAAAAATACCGCCCCACAAACAGACCTGATATTTTTTCAAGGTGGAGCATACTTAAAAGCGGATGGAGTTTTTGCAATGGTTGTCAGGAAGCGCGGCAATTTGTATGAACTTTCAAAAATAAATTCCAGTACCGCTTTTTGGATGGTAACAGACGGCAAATTTACCCACGCACACGGCGAAACGCTGAAAGAAGCTAAAGAATCATTCCGCTTTAAAATAGAATCAGACCGCATCGCAAGTGAGCCAATCACAAGTGAGACGGTAATAAAGATTCAGCACTACCGAATTATAACAGGGGCTTGTGAGTTTGGCGTTAAAAACTGGATTGAGCAAAATATACCGCAAGCAAAGCGGGCAAGTATTTTAAAAAACGGAATCAAGGCAAAAGACTTACTTCCAATACTTGAAAAGACGGACGCATACGGATTAAGCCGATTTAAGGCGCTATTGACTAGTTGATTAAACAAGGCTTGCCACCGTGAGGCGGCGCGTTTCAATTCTTTGGTGAAAGTGAAATGATAGCGCGACCGTGTTGGGTTCGATGTCCCATCCAAGCCACGAATGATTTTTTCAGTTTGATTTTACCCGCCGGGAATTAGAGAGCCTGGCGGGTTTTTAAACCACTTACACGATGCAAAACCTATCATTCAACCAATACCTAACCGCCTGGAAATTCTGGGTGGTTGGCAAAAAAGCGGTGCAACTACCGCCGGAGCTAATAGCATCCGATTTGCCAGAGTTTCAGAACTGGCGGCGCCAACTACTTCAGGCGAAGATCGACGCGAACAACGCCGGGCATACTTGCAATTTTAACAAGGGCGGCACTCCATCGGGCCGATGCGCAGCGTGGGTAGTGGCGAACAGTCACACACTAAAGATTGTATTCAATGCGAAAGACAAACGCCCGCAGCAGGTTACGCAGACAAGCCGCGACGCTTACCACAGCATTGACTTTACCACGCAGCGGGGGCAAATCGCTTCGATCATATTTGATGCCACACGGTCAAACCAAGACATTACAAGGAAGGAAATAGAGGTGCTGCACGGGCTTGGATGCAACCAGGTGACAGGCCGGGTAAAAGAGTTGCTCGAAATGTCTGAGACAATGCCATTCCAGTTTGGAGGCAAGCCCTATGTTTTGCAGGTCGTAACCACAAGGCTTTCAACCTGCAAAGGATCAAGCAATGTGCCTAACGAGGCTTTACGATGGGTCTTGGTTGCCGGGGACCGGCAGGCTGCACCATCTTACAATACCGCTTTATTTCAATGATTAAACTAATCCACTTCCTTAACCACCAAGCCACAAAACTCTCCAGCTTCATTGACCGCAACGAGGTCGGCTGCTGGTTCGGGCTATACTTATGGGCGCTTTTATCGGTGCTTTTTAACCTTACGGATCATTAAATTTCAAAATAGCGACACCATGCAAGAGTATCTAACATTTCTTGAATCAAAAGTCAAACGTGTCAATGAGGCCGGTTTTGACATTGATCCAAACACACTAAACAAACACCTATTCGACTTCCAGCGCCACATTGTAACAAAGGCCGCAAAGATGGGCAAATATGCAGTTTTCGCCGATTGCGGTCTTGGTAAAACATTGATGCAGTTGGAGTGGGCGCGGCTTGTTTCAGAGCATACGCAAATGCCCGTCCTTATCCTTTGCCCGCTTGCAGTTGCAGGTCAGACAATTGAGGAGGGTGTTAAGTTTGGCATCCCGATTGAGCGCCTAAAATCAGATGTTTCAGGGGTTGGTATCTACATTACCAATTATGACCAACTGGATAAAATCAATGCTTCGCAGTTTTCAGGGGTTGTCCTGGACGAAAGTAGCATCCTGAAAAATTACGAAGGATCTACAAAGAACATGGTCATTGAGTACTTCCAAAACACCCCGTACAAACTGGCATGCACGGCAACACCAAGCCCAAACGATTTCATGGAGCTTGGGAACCACAGCGAGTTTTTGAACATCATGCCCCGGAATGAGATGCTTGCAATGTACTTTGTTCACGACGGGGGAGAAACGGCTAAATGGCGATTAAAAGGCCACGGAGAAGATACCTTTTGGAAGTGGGTTGCATCGTGGGCGGTAATGCTTACAAAGCCGTCAGACATTGGATTCAGCGCCACAGGGTACGACCTTCCAGCGCTTAACTACATCGAAAAGCAGATCATAACACCAGCCCGCGAAAATGGCAGTCTTTTTAATGATATGGCAATTTCTGCTACAGATTTTAATGGAGAATTGCGGATCACAAAAATGGAGCGTATGACAGAGGTCATTGACCTCGTAAATAATTCAGACGAAAACTTCATTATCTGGATTAAGCAAAACGAGGAAGGCGACTACTTGCGCAAAATGATACCGGACGCGGTAGAGGTGCGTGGAAATGACAGCCAGGAATACAAAGAAAAGATGCTACTTGGATTTGCAAACAATGAATTTCGAGTGCTACTCACAAAAAGCAAAATCGCTCAATACGGGTTAAACTATCAAAATTGTCGCAATCAGGTATTCCCAAGCCTTGACTTTTCATTCGAGGGGCTTTACCAATCCATGCGCCGGTCGTATCGCTTCGGACAAAAGCAGGAAGTAAATATCTTCATTATCACTACGGACACCATGCAAAACGTGATCCAATCCATCAAAACCAAGCAAATACAATTTGAAACCATGCAAAAGAAACTTTCTGAATATTCATTTCAGCAGTTAGGAGTAGAAACAAAAGCTATCGAGGCCCGCGAATATGAGATGAAAAGCGGCAAAGATTGGAAAATGTATCTTGGTGATTGCGTTCAGTTGATTCAGGACGTTCCAGATGAAAGCATTGGCCTTTCTGTATTTTCTCCGCCTTTTGCAGAGCTTTACACTTACTCCGATCAACTGGAAGATATGGGCAACTCAAAGGACTATAAAGAGTTTCTTTTCGCGTTCAGTTTCCTTTGCAAAGAACTTTTCAGGGTGTTGAAGTCAGGCCGAAATGTGGCGGTGCATTGCATGGATCTGCCAATCCAAAAAGGCAAGGAAGGTTTTATCGGGCTGCGTGACTTTTCAGGAATGATTTTGCAGGCATTCAATGATGCTGGGTTCGTATATCATTCCCGCGTTACGATCTGGAAAAACCCTGTCACTGAAATGCAGCGCACAAAGGCGCTTGGATTGCTTCACAAGCAGGTGAAAAAGGACAGCACTATGAGCCGGGTTGGTATTCCTGACTACGTTTTGATTTTCCGAAAAGATGGAGACCGCGAAGATCCGGTGCGCTGTGAGATAAGCGTGGACACATGGCAGAAATACGCTTCTCCTGTTTGGATGGACATTGACTACGGAAACACATTGAACGGTCGTGACGGACGCGAAGACAAAGATCAAAAGCACATTTGCCCGCTCCAGCTGGATACTATTGAACGCCTGATTGTGCTTTACTCAAACAAAGGAGACACGGTTTTAACGCCATTTGCAGGAATTGGAAGCGAAGTGTACCAGGCTTTAAAACTTGGAAGGAAAGGGATTGGGTTTGAGCTTAAAAAGTCATACTTCGATCTTGCTGCGAATAACTGCGATTCTGCAGAACTTGCAAAAACTCAACTCGAAATGTTTTAGAAACACCCCGGCTGGCAAGGATTTAAACAGTCCGCATGGTGTCGCTACCTGCCAGCCGGTTCTAAAATAAAAGCGATAAATACCAAAAAACGCCTTATCTTTGTAAGGTCGAATGAGACGCGCGCGGGGTGGAATCCGTGCGATTAGTGCCGTTACAGCGGAAAAGAAATTTAAGAATTGCCCTTTGTAATTCTACGGAGAGACAGGCTGTAACCTGTTAGAAAGGCCGCCAAGCCGCTCCGTAGAACTTACAAGGGGCTTTTTATTTTACATACACATGGCAGACCTAACGTTTACAACCATAGAAGAATCGGCAAGGCACTTCCTGAATATATCCAGGGATGAATATGCGGCATGTAATTACGTCCAAACGTGGGCGGCTTACCCATCAAGCAAAACGCCTGGATTCTGCAACCGGACACGCGGCCAAATGGCTGCCTTTATTGGGATTTCGGAAAGGGGAATGCAAAAGATGCTTTCAAGATTGGAGGGCATGGACTTAATTAAGCGGGCATCTCAAAGCCAGTTTTTATACCGGATTACTGAAAAATGGTTTGAGGTTGTTGTAGCTGCAAAAGATCAAAGGACGGGTGAACAAAGTTCCCGGCAGGGGGTGAACAAAGTTCCCGCATGGGGTGAACAAAGTTCCCGGCAGGGGGGGAACAAAGTTCCTACACATAAGGAGTTAAATAAGGAAGTGTATAAAACAACAACAAAAGAAAAAATTGATGTTGCTGTTTTCGATCCTGAAGTAAATGCTTTGATAGTTGATTCCTTAGGGTTCAAAGCAGACGCATTTCCCCCCACCCCTATTGCGCCGCCCCCCGCCCCCCAATCATACGGCGAATGGATGCGATCA